ACGGTGTCTGGCGCCGGATAAACCGAACTTCTACCGAAATGGCTATCTAAGTATGCGGAACCGTTGCGTTTACCACCGGGCTCATAACCCGAAGGTCGTAGGTTCAAATCCTGCCCCCGCAACCAACGATTCCGCACACTTAGACGACTCACTCAAAAACCCGTTCGGTTTATTTTCGGTTTATCCGACCCTGGATGGGTACACAGCGTCAGTCGGAATCGGGGCGGCTTTTGCGACCCGATTTCGACGCCGCATCGGCGACTTTTTCGTCGACACGCTCCGCGACTTCTTGGTCGCGAAGTTTGCGCGCAGCCTCGTTCGTTCGAGCCACCTTCTCGTGCAAGAAGTCGGGGCTCAGATCGGCGTAGCGCTGGGTCACTTGGATGTCCGAGTGGCCGAGCCATTTCGACAGCTCGTACATGTCGAGCTTCACGCCCCAGCTGCCCATCACGAGATGCGCAGCGCAGGTGTGTCGCAGGTCGTGGAACGTCACGCTGTCGCGGATGCCGGCGCGCGCGCGCCAGCCCGGCCGCACCTTCACCTCGGTCGCGCTGATGCGCTGCGAGCGGTGACGCCAGTCGCAGTCGTAGCCGTCGTGGTAGCAGCCGCCACCGGGCGCGGGGAACACCACCGAGTCGAGCTGCACGTCGCGGGTTCCGAACTTCACCGGCACCACCGCTCCGCGTCGCGTCTCCTCGGTCGTTCCGGTGAGCAGCTCGGTCCGCCACGCGCGCAAGTACGGCCGCAGCTCGTTCAGGATCGGAACGTTGCGACGGCTGTTCTTCGTTTTGGTCGCACCGTCGTAGCTGCGACGCACTTCGATCGTCGGCCGCTTCGCATCGAGCAAGATGTCGCGCCAGCGCAGCCCGATGATCTCGCCATCGCGTAGCCCCGCGTAGATCGCGATGCCGAAGTACGCCTTGCGACGCGCGTCCGGCAAGATTGCGAAGAGCTTGGTGATCTCCTCGAGCTCGAGGTGATTGATCAGCTCTTCGTTTTCGACGACGCGGGCGATCTCCGGCACGACCACGTCCTCGGTGATCGGGTTGGCGGCCAGGCGCGTGCGTTGTTTGTTGAGGACGGCCTGCCCGAAGCAGGCTTTGAGCAGCGTGCGCACGTTGGTGACGACCTTGCGGCTGAGCGTGCGTTTGTTTTTCTTGTAGACGATCTCGCCGTCCTTGGTGACGTGCGCGTTCGTGACTTTTTTCCGGAGCAGCCCTTCGAGAAACTGCTTGCACAGAATCGGCTGGATCTTCGTCATCGGCCAATCGATGAAGACCGCCCCGGGCGACTTCTCGCTCCCGATGACGTGCCGGTTCCACACGCTGCGTTCTTTGTCGGTGTTGCGCACGACGCCGGCGAGCTCGCGCTCCTCGAAGAACACCTCGCCCCAGAGCCGCAGCGTCGTCAGGCCCGCTTCGGCTTCACGCGCGCGCTTGTTGATGAGATACGCGTCGACTGCGCGCCAGCCGTCCGCAGCTGTATTGAAAATGCCTAAGTACTTCTCGCCGACGCTCGCCTTGTGGCGGCCCCGGTACTCCAACACCGATCCCTCAAGTTTACGACCCATTCGGTTACCAACCTTTCTCGCGTATGCGTTTGGCTTCCCGCTCGAGATCTTCCGGCCGCGCCTTGCACGTATCCCGCAAATGCTTGCGGAGCTCGGCCTTGGTCTTCGGATCGTCGAGTTGGACGATGAGCTCGTTGATGTCGCGTTGCTGCTTGGAGGCGGTCTCTTCCATCTTCCGCAGCTTCTTGAGCAACGCAGCTTTATCGAGGTCCATCGATTGCCAACTAGGTAGAGGTTGGTAAACCAGCAGAGGCGCTTTGCCAATACCCGACGAGCGTCACCGCGAGTTTTTTGACTTCTGCCAGAACGTTTTACCGGCCTTCCGGGTTCTTGCCAAGTTGGTAGATGTGGCTACCTGCCCGGACACGTCTTGAGGTGACTCGAGAAGCGCAGCGCGTGGGCGGGCCACTCCGCACGGTGCACGAACGCGACGTAGCCACCGTCTTCGATCGTGACTGCGATTTTACCGTCCGGGTCCGGCTCCGCGTCGAGCTCGAGCTTGGTGCCGCGCCGAGTCTGCGCCCAGAACATGGCGCGACCGCAGTGCGGGCACTCGAGCGCGTTATCCATCAGTCGTGCGCGGCCGCGATGATCTTGTCGAGCAGCTCGCGGTATTCGGAGTCGGGCGGCGGTTGCCACGCCACGTCCGCGAGCTCCTTGCGCAGCTGCTCGAGGATAAGCTCGCACGCACGCAGCCGAAAGCTGCGGTTTTTCAAGCGCCGGAGCACGTCGTCGCGGCCCGTGATGTGCAGCGAGACCGCAACGGCCAAGCCGACGCTGACGAGGTCCGCACTGCTTTCATCGAGTTTCATTTGTCTGGCCTCGCGTCTTCGTACTTCGTTCGCATGCGCCGAAACTTTTGGACGACCTTCACGAGCTCGGGGCTCGCTGCGACGACGCACGCGTGCTCGTTGGCCCCGCGCAGCACCGAGCTGTGCAGGTCGAGCAGCGCCTTCACCTCGTCGTACGAAAACGAGTTGGCGAGCACCACGCCGTAGCCGCGGCTCACGATCTCACCTTGGCGAGCACGGCGTTTGCCTCATCCCATGCAGCCTTCGCGTCCAGGTCCCTGTCGTAGTAGCGACCGAGCACCGCGTGCATGCTCTCAGCCTCATCGCGGAGTTTCACGTAGTCGCTCAACTCGCACAGCCGCAGCCTGCCGATCAGTTCCGCGTCGATGTCGATGACGGCGCGCATCGACCGGCCGTCCGGCAAGCCGACGTTGATTTCGAAGCTCCGTGGCGGCCGCGCCTGTTCGTCCGGCTTCGGCTCGGCGAGCGGCCTCGTCTTGGCGAGCACGGCGACCTTGTTCGCGCAGTCGAGTAGGACGACGCTCTGTTTTGGGTAGTTCTCGGCAGCCTCGCGCCATGTTGCAGCCAGCGCCTCCGCCGCCTCGCGCACCTCGTGGAGTTGGGTGAAGAGCACTTCGCTGCGCTTGCGGTGAAAATGGAACATGGCCTTGTCGACCGCTTCGGTGTGCGGTCCAAGCCTCGACTCTTCCAACTCCGCGCGCAGCTGCGCGACCTCAGCAGCACTCTGTCGATCGAGGCCCGCGTGCAGAACCTTCCAGGCGTCGCACTCCGTCCGCAGCCGCTCGTAGTCGCCGCGCAGTGCAGCCACGACCAGCTCGTCGGTAGCCAGGATGTTGGTGTGCTTGGCCTTCAACTCGGCCTGCTCCGCCTGCATGCCGTTCATCGCGGCACGCTTCAGTTCCACCTCCTGGCGCTCCGCCTCCAACTCCGCCTTCAGGCGCAGATTCTCACCCGTCAGTCGGTCGACGTCTGCGGTCAGCTTCTGCTCCGCCTCCAAGTCCGCCTTCAGCGCGTCGCGCTCGCGGCGTACGGCAATCACCTCGTCGCACACCAGCTTGAGCGAGTCGGCGCGCTCGCCGGACGCCGCGATGATGCGCTCGAGCTCGCTCATGACGGCATGCTCCGCTCGACCTGGCCGTGGGGCTCGAGCTCGTGGCACAGCTGGCAGTACGACGCGGCGCAGTTGCTGCGGTTGTGGAGCTCGCTGCAGCGGGCAAGAATGCCGGTGAGCCGGTCGTGCTCCGCCTCGATCGCAGCGACGAGATCGTTGTGCGCGAGGCCCGCTTGCAACAGCGCGATCGCTTGCGCGTACGTCATGCGAACTTCCCGAGGAGCTCTTCGAGATCTTTGGCGCAGCGCTCGCGGGCCGGTTGGCAGATCTCACTGCCGACGGGCTTACGCCACTGCGCGGTCAACGTCTTGATCTCGGCGCTGATCGCTTCGCGCAGCGCGCGCGTTTCTTCTGAGTCGTTCGCTTTCACAGTTTGACCTCGACGACTTCGGTTGCGTGGAAGTTCATGACGACGATGCCTTGGACGGCGAAGTGTTTGACGGTGGCTGCGGGTCCCTCCTCGCTGACACGCACTTGCGGGATGCGGAACGCGGCGGCGCTGAGCTCGGTGCACTGGTAGTGCAGCTCGCACCAGTGCTCCGCAGCTTGTTTGTGGCTGTCTGCGGCGATGCGATCGCCGCGGACGCTGTCGCTGTGCACGGCCTCGACCCAGACCCAAAAGATCATGTTCCCTCCGGCTTGTGTTCGACGCAGCCAAAGTTCTCGTGCGTTTCGATTTCGAAGTACTCCGGCCCGCCGCCCGCGTTCACGAGCAAAGAAACGTCTCGCTCGAGCAACGTGCAGTGGCCCCATGGGACCTCAGGGTTCGGAACGTGCGCATGGTGGGCGCACGTCTTGCAGCGCGGAATGATGCTGCGCACGACGATCGCATCGGTCTCGGCGCGCGTCCGCGGCGGCGGCGCCCGCGTGACCTGCAGCGACTTATGGCAGTGCGGGCACAAGAGCTTGCCGCCGGCGACGTCGATGATCGGCGCGTCGTTCGGGCCGAGCGGCTTGTCGCAGCGCGGACACGTCATTTCAAAACAGCTCTTTGCTCGCGACGATGCCGTCGCGGTCGGCGTTGCTCACGAGCTTGCGAAGTGCGAGGCGCTGCAAGTAGCGATCGCGCGTCGAACGTTTGTAGCCCGTCGCTTCGCTGATCTCATCGCGCGGTACGGCCTGCGGGTGGTGATGCACCACGACCTGAAGCACTGCGCGCTCGCCTTCGGGCAAGCGCCCCATCCAGTGATGCAGGAGTGCCGCTCCGCGCGGCAGCGGCACATAGTCGTCGCCGAGCCACGCAACTCCGGCCGGGCTCGCAACGATCTGCCCGCCCTGTTCGAGCACGAGGTCCTTCTGGCGCAAGCGCTGGATGTAGCGATCGCGCGTCGAGCGCTTGTAGCCGGTGAACAGCGTCAGCTGCTCGCGCGACGCGCCGTCTGGATTTTGCGCTGCCGCGGTGAGGATTTTTCGCTCCCCGTCGCCCACGTGCGCATCGGCGTGTCCGTTGCCGTCCTTCGCTGCGTGATCGATGCCGAAGAAAGCCCGCGTCGTCGATTGGGTTTGAGCCTTCGCCGTTGCCTCGAAGTCGGCGAGCGTGATGGGTCGGGCGTTCTGCAGGTTCGCGATCGCCTGCATCGCAATCCTCTTGCCGTGCCGCGGCGGCGGAGAGATCACCGCACCCGCGAGCTGCTCGATCGACAGCTGCCGCGGGTCGTGCGGCGGTTGAGTTGCGGCCGCGAGGACGCGCTTTTGCAACGCTTCGAGCTGGGTCGAGGCCTGCCGTCCGGCTTTCACCAACGTGTCGAGCATCGCGCGCGCCTTTGGGTCGAGCACCGGCGCCTTGATCTCGACGGGCTTACCCGGCTTCTTTTTGTCGAGCTTCAGAAGGAGCTCGTGCTCTCGCTGCGCCCACTTCTCGCTGACCAGCCGGCGCTGTTCGGCGTCCCGCTCGAGCTCGGCGATGCGCTTGCGCAAGGCCTTCGGATCGTCCTGCTTCGCGCGCTCGACTACCTCTTTCATGCGCGTGGCCAGGTCATCCAAGTCGAGCGGCGCGAGCTTCGCGGTCGCGCGCTTCTGGCCGGGCTTGGGCGTTGCGGTCGAGTCGTACGTCGTCTTCGGCGCGATCGTGATCCGCTTGAACACCTGCAACCACTGCGGGCTCCACAAGTAGCCCGTGCCGATCGGCAAGCTCGGCAGCTCCTTGATCAGGTCGACGCTGCCGCCCTGATCCACGATCCACTTTTTGAGCGCGTCGCGTTCCTGCGCGCCCGACGTCTGAAACACGCACAGACACTCGGTTTGATTGAGGACTTCTTTGTTCACCGACTGCGGGCGCTGGGAGATCATCACGACGCCGATGCCGTAGTTGCGGCCGAGCCGAATGATCTCCTCGTAGATGCCCACCATGCGCGCGGTGTCGCCGGCGACCGCCTGCGGCACGATGAGCTGAGCCTCTTCGATCACCAACGTCAGCGGTACCGGATGGTGGTCGGCTTTTTTTCGCTGCCACAGCCGCTCACCGAACGCCGTCGCAAAACGCTGCCGCGCGGCCTTCGAAAACTGCGAGATGTCCACGATCGCGCTGCGACCGGTGTCCATCAGCGTGTCTGCGATGAGCGCCCCGCCTTCGGCTTCGAGCGGCACATCTCCGCGCAGTCCACCGATCACCGGAATGTCGAACGCGCGCTTCTTGCCGTCGGCGGAGAGGCGCAACCCGTACCAGTTGCCGACCGTGTCCAAGATCACGACTTGCGTCTGCGCTTGGAGCAAAAGTTCGACGAGCTTGCCCGCGGCGTAAGTTTTGCCGCTACCCTTCCGTCCGAGGAACGCAAACGTCTGCGTCGCTGCGTCGGCCGGTAGTGTCAGGTCCTTCGACAGCGCCAGAGCATGTTTCGTCATTTCGTCACCCTAGTCGGAGAGGTCCGTCATGCAATCACAGCAGTTCCGTCACCCACATCGATCCGTGCGTCCGCAAGCGCTTGCAGCTCGGGGTCGTGGGTCACGAACAGCACCTTGTCCGCACCGACGAGCTCCGCGGCTCGGCGAAGCATCGCGATGTACGAGCGCCCGTTACCGGGGTCGAGCGCGGCGCCGGATTCGTCGCGCACGAGCGTAGGCGCGGTCAGTCCCGCGCGATGGCACGCAACCATCGTGAGCGCGAGGCTGATCGCTTCCCCGACGATCACCTTTTCGCCCCCCGAATACGTCTCGACGGGCGCATCGCGGCCGTGCTCGGTGTCGATCACCCGCACCTCGAGGTCCTCCAACATGCGCTTGCCGTCGGCCGCAACGCGGTCGGTCCGGAGCTCGACCGTGAAGCGCCCACCGTGACACGTGTGCAAGAGGTCGTTCGCCAGCGTGTTGAGCTCGGGAATGCTCGCGTCGATCTCGAGCGCTTGCAAACCGTCCTTGCCGAGGTCCTGGCCGAGGCGCGTGTAGTCGGCGAGTTCACGTTCGGCGAGCTCGAGCGAAGTCTCAAACGTCCGTGCACGCACGTCCGCGGCTTCGGCAGTCGTGATCCGCTGCGCCAGTGCAGCGATGTTCTGCACCAGCTGGCCGCTGCGACCACGCTTTTGCTCGAGCGTGGTCTGCACCAGCCGAATGACTCCATCGAGCTCGACCAGGCGCGGGCCGGGTGCGGCAGGCAGCGACGCGATCTCCGCGCGCAGCCGCTCGAGCTCGGCGGCCATGCGCTTTTCGGATGGCTCGAGCTCTTCGATTCGGGCATGCGCACCTTCGAGCTTTTTTTCGAGCTCGAGCGCGCCAGCCACGTCCGGTTGCATCAGTGACGTGTTGAGAAACGCGAGCCGCTTGTCGAGCTTGTTCGCTTGCCCGCGCAGTTTCTTCATTTCGAGGCTCGCGACGACGGCGGCGTTGCCTTCGGTCTCCGCTTCAGCTTCGGCTCGCGCGAGGGCCGTTTGAGCCGTCGCGAGCGCGCGCTCCGCATCCTTGCCGTCCTTGGCGTTCGCGAGCTCGCGAAGCTCTGCGAGCGCTTCATTCGCTTCGTCGCAGCCGGTGTCGGCCGCGTCGCGCGAGGCTTCCAGGCGCTTGATCGTCGCGGGCGCAGCGCGCTGTGCGCGCACGAGCCCGTCGTCGTCCTCGAGCGTGCTCGACGCGGTGCGCTTCGGATTGGCGGTGCCCTTGCCGATCACGACCAGGCCCGTGCGCAGCTTGCCGATCCGCGCGTCGCGACCGTCGACCAGGAGCTTGCGCGCCTCGCTCAGCTTTTCGTCGATCTCGCGCAGCTTGGTTCTCGCGGCTTCGTGCGCCGCACGCGCAGCGGGCAGCTTCGCGCGCGCGGTTTCGGCTTTGGCAGCCGCGGCCTTTTGCGCCTTGCGGCTCTCGATCTCCGCTTCAGATTCGTGCACCCGCTCGAGCGCGCGATCACGCCGAGCCGTAGCCGCGCGCGACTCCTCGAGCTTGCCTGCGATCGCGGGCTGCATGGTGGTTCGTTCGTTTGCGTTTTCGTCGCGCTCTTTCGTGAGCTCGCGCTGCTGCGTGGCCCGCGCTCGGATCTTGACCTCGTCCGCGATCAGCCGGCGGTTATTCGCGATGCGATCGCGCGCGAGCTTGTGATCGCGCTCGAGCTCGCCCAGGTGCGCTTCGAGCGGCAGTCGCTTCTGCGACTGGGTCACGGTGGCGTTGACGGTCGCGAGCTCTTGCCGCACCGTCGCAAGCCGCTGCTCGAGCTCGGTGCACTCGAGCGCGAGCTCTGACTGTTGGACCACGAGCTCGGCGCGCGCGGTCGTGAGCGCTTCGACGTCCTCACCGCGGGCTTCCTCGATGCGCGCGCGAAGCGTCTCGCACTCGGCCTTGCTGCCGCGCGACTTTTCGCGTGCACGCTCCGCCATGCGCTCGTAGCGCTCGATGCGAAGCAGCCGCAAGAGCACGCGCTTACGCTCGGCTGCGGACAGCTCCAAAAACCCGGTCGACTGCTGCGCGAGGAAACTCGACGCGTACATCACTTCGGGCGGTGGCAGGTGTCGCGCGACCCACGCGTCCGCATCGCGCACCTTCGCGCTTTCGAGCACGGGCGCACCGGCCGAGTTCAGGATGAGGGCCTCGCTCTTGCCGGACGTGCCGTCGGCGCTCTGTCGGATCGTCCAGGCCTTGCCGTTCGCGGCCGCGACCTCCACGAATGCGTTGCGGCTGGTCGCAAGGTCAGTGAGGCTGCCGCGCGTCGGGCAGTTGCGGTAGAGCGCTCCGGGCAAGAGCTCGAGCAGCGTGGTTTTGCCCGAGCCGTTGTCTCCGCAGACGGCGACGAGCTTGCCGCTGATGGCGGCGAAGTCGAGGTCGACGTGTTTGAACGGCCCCAAGTCTCGGATCGTCAAATGGTCGTAGCGCATGTCACTCCGTACTGCGTTCGAGCTCAGAAGCCAGCTCAAAAAGGCGTTCTTTTCGCGCGTCGTCGGGCATTGCGTTGCGCGCGTTCCAGAGCGCGCTCAGCTTGTCCGGTAGCGTCGTCGCTTGCGCGACTTCGGGCGCTCGCGCGCGCACGCTCGTACGCACGCACGGGTCGAGCTTCACGTCCGCGGCCCCGCGCTCGTACCACTTCTGCTCCAAGGCTGCGGCCACGGCGGCCGCGGCTTCACGTCGATCGGGGTCGACGGTGTAGCGCAAGCGAATCTCGGCGTTGCTCACGTCGCCAGGGAATGTTGAAAGGGTCGACAGCCATCGGTCCTCCGACCGCAGCGCGTATCCGTCGGCTAAGACGTCGTGCTCCCACTCCGCATCGATCAGGTACATGTGCGCGCACGGCAGGATCAGGCGCGCGCAGCTGGGTGCAGCACCCGGGCGCAAACCACCAAGGAGGACTCTGCCTGGAGTGATGTCGTCGTCGTCATCAAACTCGACGAGGGTGACGCTCTTGTCCTCGGTCTCTCCGTAGCTCGTGCGGTACGGCGAACCCATGTACAAAAACCGCTGATCGCCAAACTCGAACGTCTGCGGCTTGTGGATGTGACTCATCAGCACGACGGGCGCTTGCAAGAGCGACAGGTCCGCGAGCGACACCGTCATCGGTTGACCGAGCAGCGGCTGGCCCGTGCTCACAGACGCGCCCGACACCATGAAGTGGCCGAGCGCGAGCTTCGGGCCGTTGTGCTTCGCGAGCTCGGCGCCCAAGCCTCGCAGGATGTTTTGCAGCACGGTCTGCTCGAGCGCGTCCGGCTCGAGCTTGTGCGCGCGCGACCAGCTGAGGATCGACTGGCGCTCCGGCCACGCGACGACTGCGATCAGCGCGTCCCCGATCCGATGGATGCCCGCGGCTTCCTGGACCATGATCGGGTGTTTCGACTTGAGGCGCGCGAGCAGCGCGCAGTCGAGCAGGCGGTCGTGGTTGCCCTTCGCGATGATGACCGGGCAGACCTCCGCGACGGCCTGCCAGAACTGCGCGACCAGCGACCGCTCGTACGGAGTCGAAGCCCCGTCGTAGACGTCACCTCCGCACAAGACGCCATCGGGGCGGTGTGCGCGCACGAGCTCGAGGATGTAGTCGTGGATGCGCCTGCACTCGCCCAAGCGCGAACGCTCGAGCCAGTGCAGGTCACCCAGGCCGAGGAACTTCACCGGTCCTTGACCTTGAGCTCGTCGAGCATCGCCTCGAACAGGTCTTCGTCGGCTTCGGGGTCGCGGCTGTTGCCCGCGTCGAGGTCATCGCGCAGGCGGTTACTCCAGAACTGCAACTGCGCGTTCGAGGCCTTCGACAGCGGCATGTCGCGTTCCGGACCGGCGGGCATGAGGTGCTCCGGCTGTTGCCGCGGCCGCGCGCGCCTTGCGGCTGCTGCTGGTGGCGGCGGTGGGTCGCTGCGCGGCCCACTCCCGTAGTCGTCACCGTCGTCGTCCGGGTCGAGCTCGTCGTCCTCGCGTTCGGTCGGCGACACACGCTCGCCGACCTTCGGAGGCGCGTGGCGCTCGATCACTTCGGCGTTCACCGTGACGGGTGGCTCGCGATCGCGGTTGTCGTTGCCTGAGGGCGCTGCGGCGGGCAGTGCCGGAAGCTGCGAGCCGTACCCGACAACTTGGGAGTTGAGGTACGAGCTCGCGATCGCGCCCGCGAACAGCTTCGCGAGCTCGGGATCGTCGGTGCGGCCCGTGAACATCACGCGCGCGCACACGAACGGTTTCGCAAGAGCCTCCGGCTTGTACGCTGCGCGCAGGCCAAGCGAGCGGATCGCGCGCAGCTTCGCCTTGGTCTCGGCGTGCGACAGGATGTTCATCCGTTCCATGCGGATTTGGTCGTCCGGGTAGCGCTGCTTGAAGTCCTCTCTGCGACGGTTTTTCTTGTTGTAGAGATCCGCTCGGCGGTTGATCTCGAGCACGCGGACGCTGCCTTCGCGCAGGTCCATTTCCTTTTCGCCCGTGACGACGAGCATCTGGCCGTCGAACGACTTGTAGGCGCCCGCAACGCAGAAGTGCGCGTAGTGCGGGTCTGAGCCGTCATCGAGCCGATGGCAGCCGTTGCGAATCCACGACAGGCCAATCGCAGCCGCGATCTTCTCGAGCGGAGCCTTGTGCAGCGCCCGCTTGCCGAGGCCCACGTCGTAGGTCTCCTCCTTGATGTCGATCATCACGGCCGAGAGCGCGAGCTCGCAGCCGACTTGCAGCGTGCCGCAGTTGCTCGAGGGCGAGACGAGATGGAAGTTCGCGTTCGCGAACGCTAGGCGCTCGTTTGCAACGCGCGCGTCCGAAAAGCTGCCGGTCACTTGCGCGAGCGCAGCGGAGGGCTGCGGGTCGGGATTCGTTCTGAAGTCCTCCCCGTGCTGCGGGTCCCGCTCCCGCTCCGCAGCCGTCCGGGCGCTGCGACCCTTGTCCTGATAACCCATCCGCAACCTCTGTGGTATGTTTCAGTCCATTGGTGGACTGTGGTTTCTACCATGTTGGTAGAGGGTCCACAAGCGGGGGTTGACCGGGGGAAATCGACAGTCTTGTCACCCCACGGGGTGATAAAAACTTTTCGGTCCAGCGATCTCCTCGACGCCCGACGTTCGTGAGATGGATGTCTGAACGCGTGTGCGCGCTTCCATTCGTGGGGTGTGGCTGCCGCTAGCCGAGTTGGTAGTAGTGTGGAAAGTTGTGACGGAGACGACGATCTCCGTTGCAGAACTCTGCACGCGTCCGGAAACTTCCGGACCCATGCCCACTGCCGGCCAGATCGAACACCGCGTGCGCGTTTTGCTGCATCGACTTCGGCCCAATCCGCGCCGAGCGCGCGGAACTTTCTACGCGGTCGCGCTCGGCTTCACCGTGTTGCCATGGGCGGATCGTCCGGTGCGCCTATCGACCAAGCAGGTGCGCGGCATGCTGTTTGTGCCGATCAACTTCGACTTGTGCGAGCGCGATCGCGAAAGCGATGTGGTGCGCTGCATCGGGCGTTCGATGTTGATGGCGGCCGACGAGAGTTTTGGCCCCGCGCACGTCGAACATGTGGCGCGCGCGCTCGCGCTACCGGCGGAGTTTTTCGCCCGCGACATTCGCACGGTTCACGATGTCGAGACGCTGATGAAGCTTTATCCGTTCGCGCGGCGCGATTTCATCGAGCGGCGCATCGAAGACCTGTCGGACCGGACGCGGCTGTCGGTCGTGCGCGCCGCGCGCGCTTGAGTCAGTCGCGCTTGCGGCGCTCGGTCATTCCGGCCGGCAGCCGCGGCGCCGGCGGCGCCTTCAGAATCGGCAGGTCCTCGTCCTCGTGGTCGGGAAAACCCGAGCTCGGCGGCGGCGCGCTCGAATGGTAGTTGTGCATGCCTTGCTCACGGCGGCGGCGGTCGCAGGCCTCGTTGAACACGCGCAGGTTTTCCTCGCTCGGATTGTCGGCGCAGCGATGGCCCTTGAGCGAGAGCTCGAGGCTCTCGACGTCGGGTCCGATGCCCCGCTCGAGCTCCCAACGCAACCACGCCACGTCCGCCGGTGAAATCGGATTGCAGCAGCCGTCGTTCCACAGATCCATGATCGGCTGCTCGAGCTCGTGCGCATCGTTGACGCCGCCGGCACGCGCCAGAGGCTTGAGGCCATCGGCGAGCATCGAGCCTTCGCCGAACGTCAGCCAGTCGAGACGCACGCCGCAGTGCCGCGCGATGAACTTCAACTGATCCGCAGACAGACCGCGAATGCCGGTCTCTTGCCGAAAATACATCTGCGGCGCTTTGAGCTTGAACTCGTGCGCGAGCATTCGGCCCATTTCGATTTGACTGATGTTCGCGTGCTTGCGCGCTTCAGTGGCGCGCGCTCCCTGCTCTTTGCGCATGCGCGCGAGCCGTTCCTTGCGAGAGCTCTTCTTTTTGCCGCCGTTACCGCGTGTGCTGTTCATGGTCGCGAACCGAAGTTACCCGGGAAAAAAGTGACCGGCGCCCGTATTTTCACGACGGGAACCCGTCTTCTGCCGACGGACGGTTTGGACTGTCTACGGCCGACCGGCACGTTCCGGCACAACCATGCAGCGTCGAGCCGTCCGGGATCAACAGTCAACGGCGGGACTCGAGGACCTCCGCATGTTCTACCAAACTGGCTAGCGACGGCCATTGACGCCTACATCCGAGTTGGTAGATACCACCAAAACTCGGAATGAGCGCAACCGATGCGATCGACGTAGAAAAGCTCGTCATCTTCGGCTGCATGAGGGCGCATCTGGTCTCGACGCAGAACGAGGCCGAGATGCGGGCGCGACTTCACAAGTGTCTGATGCACTCGGGCATCGCGCTGACGGCGCACGTGCAGCTTCCTTATAACGCGGGCCACATCGATTTTCTTTCGCAGCTCGGCTACGCGGTGATCGTCGCGCAGCGCGAGAGCTTCGACGAAGTGTTTTTGCGCGCGCGCACGATCGCCGGCGACGAGCGCGTGATGCAGCTGCTCGTCATCACCACGCGCGCAAACCACCGGAAGCTTCCCGGCGGCATGTGCAGCAAGCCGGTCGACGTCTTTTGGATTGGAGGCGTGTCATGAACGCGAAAAGCAAACCCGTCGGCAAAAAACAGCCTGAGATCACGAACGCCGGCGAGGTGCTGCGGCGGCTGAGCCTGTCGAAGTTCAAGGCGCCGGGGCACGCGATGCTGAGCGAGGTCCGCAACGCGACCGGCTACGCGAGCTTCGCGCGCACGGCCGACGCGCTGGTCGTGTCGCTGTGGCCGTCGCGCGGCATCTGGTTTGCGGCGGTCGAGGTGAAGGTCTCGCGCAGCGATTGGCTGCGCGAGCTCGTGCAGCCCGAAAAGGCCGAAGCGATCAGCAAGTACTGCGAGTACCAGTGGGTCGCGACGCCGCCGGGCATCGTGAAGCTGCACGAGCTGCCGGTCGCGTGGGGCCTGATCGAGGTGACCCGGAACAAGTGCGACGTGGTCAAAGAGGCGCCGCGGCGCAAAGCCGAGCCGCTGCGCACGGATTTCGTCGCGGCCGTGCTGCGCAATCGCGCCGACTACGAGAGCGGGCTCAGACAGCGCGTGCTCGACGAGCTCAAGCTGCAGAACGCGGAGCCCGTCAGTGCCGACGCCGAAGTGCTGCGCGATCAGCTGCGGCGCATGGAGTACGCGCTCGAAGACGTGCGGCGCGAGCTGACGCGTCGTAACGAGATCACCGACGAGTTCGAGCGCAAGTCGGGCGTGCGCATCGACGGCTGGAACCACGGCAAGATGGGCGCGGCGGTCGGGGTCGCGCTCGAGCTCGGCGACAAGCAGCTCGTGATCTACGCGCAGCAGCTCGAGCACTCCGCGAAGCAGCTGCGCGCGGCGCACACCGAGCTCTCGCAGGTGAGGCTTCCGCTTTCTTCGCCCCCGCCGCCGCTGCCGCTCCTGGCTGCAGTCAACGACACCGAACCCGAGCAGGAGACGGCATGATCCCGCGCATCCGCAGCATCAAACCCGAAGTGCATTTGGACGAGGAGCTGTGGGATCTCGAAGAGCAGAGCGGCATGCCGCTCTACCGCCTGTTCACGGGCCTGTGGAACTACAGCGATCGGGACGGGCGTTTCGAGTGGCGGCCGCGGCGGCTCAAGACCGTGATCTTGCCGTGGTGGGAGGGCGACTTCGCGGCGGCGATGGACACGCTCGCCCCGAAGTTCATCGTCCGCTACGAGTTCGAGGGTCGCTCGTACGGCTGGGTGCGGACGTTCAAAAAGCACCAGGTCATCAACCCGAAGGAGCAGCAGTCGAAGCTGCCGCCGCCGCCGCCGAGCGCCATCGCGGCCAACGACAACGGCCAATCGCTGCCCGAGCCCGTACCCGTCGCGCCGGGCATCGCGCAGGCAGCCGAGAAACTCGCGTCAGTGACGCGTGGGTCACGCGTGGGTCACGCGTCGGCACGCGTGGAATCGGGGCCGGCGACGGTCGGCGCGGCCGAAATCACCCGTGCCGCTCCTACCCCGGCAGACACCGGGGGAAGGGAAGGGAAGGGAATTGGATCTAGAACTGGAACTGGAACCCAGACGCGCGTGCGCGCGCACGAAGAGTCACCCCCAGGGGTGACTCACATCAGGTTGTTTGATTCGAGCGTGATCATCGGAGCGTTCTCAGACCTGCGCCGTGAAGCTGGCGGCGGCAGCTTCCAGCAGAAACGCACCGACTACGACCGCGCGCAGTCCGCTGTCGCGTGGGCCCTCGAGGAGGACCCGAAAGAACCGCTCGCGGCGTGCCGGGTGAGCATCAAAAACTTTTTGGAATTCTCGCGCGGCGACAAAGAGGGCAAGGCCGGCGGCTGGCCGTTTTGGGCGTGGGCCAACGATCCCGGTCGCTGGTTCACGACGGTCGCGGCGGGCGACGCATCGATGGGCCGCGTCGGCACCGAGCAGGAGTTCACAGACGCGGCGCAACAGAACCCGGAGTGGATGGGAGACCCCCGATGACCGAGCGACTACGAGCCGTCCTGGCGCGCCTAGAACCCCTGATCATCGACGACGAGGGTGCGGCCCGCATCGAACGCAATAACCGCGAGTCCGCCGAGGCCCAAGCGCGCGCCGGCCGCAAGCAGCGGCTCGATGCCGAGCGCGTCCCCCTCGTCGAGCACTGCCGCAAAGCCATCATCGCGGGCGCGGCCATGCCGCACGTCGGCACTTCCCTCGAGGCCGTCCGCAGATGGCTACGCAAGACCGACGTCCCGCCGTGGCTCTTTCTGCGGGGCGGCACGGGCTGCGGCAAGAGCGTCGCTTCGGCCTACGCGATCGCGAACGGGCCCGGCCCCGTCGCGTGGTTTTCAGCCCAAGCGCTCGAGCGCTCGTTCGCGGCGGGGTTTGGCCCACTCGCAGACATGCAGGAACGCGCGATGGAGTGCTCGCTGCTCGTGATCGACGACCTCGGGACCGAACGCTCGAGCGCGAAGCTGCAGCCGTCGCTCGTGCGCCTCCTCGAGGCACGCAAGAACACCGACTGCCGCACGGTCGTGACGTTCAACATGCCCGATTCCGACTTCGCGCGGCGCTACTCGGACCCGCGCATCACGTCGCGCCTGGGGCAGCAGGCGGTGTTCGTGACCGACACCGGGCCGGACCTGCGGATCAAGTACGGGGCCGCACGATGAAGCGCGGCATGCTTGCGCTGGTCACGATGGGCTGCGCCTTCGCCTGCTTCATCGTCGCGTTCTACGCGCTCGCCAACTGCTGGCATCAGCACGAACAGGACTGCAAACGTCGCGGCGGTCACGTGCGGGTGCAGCCGAGCGGTGACCCGTTGTGCCTGAGCGCAGATGGCCGGGTGCTCGAATGAGAGCGCGACGCTTCGCGAAGCGCATGGCTGCGCGCTCGAGCGGCCTCCGGCGCAGCCCCTTCGTGGCGCTCTACACACCCGCGGCGGGCTGGCTGCTCGCCATCGATGGCGCGCGCTCGAGCGGCTGGGCGGTCTATTTCGCGGGAAAACTGCTCTCGAGCGGGACGGTCGACCTGCATTCGCACGACATCGATGCCGTGGTCGAGCTCGCGCTCGGCGGGCCGGACCGCGACAAAGCGCGGATGCGCTCGACGGTGATGGTGATCGAAAAGCCCTGGAACAGTGGGCACATGAGCGCGGCCGTGGGGCTCGGCGGTGCGATCGGCGTCTGGCGGCGGCAGTGGGTGCTCGCCGGCGGCAGCGAGCGTCGCATCGAGCGCGTGCACGCGATGACGTGGCGCGCGCGCATTCTCGGCGCTGCACGCGGGCTCACGCGCGAGCAGTGGAAAGCGCTCGCGGTCGCTCGAGCTCGAGCGCTCTTTCCGGGCGCCGTAAACAGCGACGACCAGGCCGAAGCCATCTTGATCGGCTTGTGGGCGAGCTTTTCGGCGCGCGTGCTCTCGCGCTTTCCAAAGAGCGTTCGGGAGGCCGCGTGACAAAGATTCGTTTCGGTTGTGTCCCGCTCCGACGCGCGCGCGTGCTGCACGTCGATTGCCCGTGGAAGCATGACGATCCGCTCGGCAAGAAGGGCGCGGCCCATCGCTACCCGTGCATGACGGTCGAAGAGCTCGAGCTGATCGAACTGCCGCCGATGCACGACGATTGCCTGATGTTCTTCTGGCGCGTCTCGAGCATGCAGAAAGAGGCCTTCGCCGTGCTCGATGCATGGGGCTTCGAAGTGAAGACCGAGCTCGTCTGGGACAAGATCACGAAAAACGGCAAAGACCACTTCGGCCAGGGCCGCATCCTACGCGCCAGCCACGAGACGTGTCTGATCGCGGTGCGCGGTCGGCCCGCCGTGCGCAACCATTCGATCCGCACGAAGTTCAAAGCCGTGGTGCGCAAACACTCAGAAAAGCCGGACGAGATCTTCGCGATCGCGCGGCGCTTGTGCCGCGGCCCCTACACCGAGCTCTTCGGCCGAGCCCCGCGGCCAGGTTGGCAGGTGCTCGGAAACGACCCGGCGCTGCTGTGGGACGCCACGAAACCACAGGCGAAAGCGCTCGAGCCCCGTCCGCAAGGGCTTCGGCTTGTGGGCTGACTGCCAACTTGGCAACCGAAGGACCTACCTCATGTTTAGGCCGGCGGACCCCGATGTGCCGACCGTCATCGTCTTGACGCTGTGGGCGGCGGCGCTCGGTCTGCTCGCGCTCGCTTGTGTGCGCTACGTCGTTTGAGGCAGGCTGGTCATGCAGTCGTCCATACCGACAAAAACCGGGAGCCGCCGTGCATGCGCGATGAGCCGATCTCAGTCCAAGACGAGCAGCATTTGGAGTGGTTTTTCTCACGTGGTCAGACGGCATTTGAGCGCAGTACAAGCGGCGGCATGTTCGAGCGCGCAGAGATGTACTCGATCGCTCGCGAGTACGCGGTCGAGCGCGCGCCGGTGTTCGGCAAGCACGGGCAAGTGATCGGTTGGCGAGACGTGCTCGATGCACGACCGACGGCCGAGCTGCGGAGCATCGGCGGCTACGTGCCGAACGAAGCGCAGATGGAAACGTACGCGACCGTCAGCGCGAAGCTGAAACGGCTCGAGCGCCTCAGCCCGATCAGCGTGCTCGTGCTCGAGCTCTGGTACGGCGACATGGGCCAGCGCTGGGCCACGCAAGACGGACTCGATCAGCCGTACGGACGGCAAGGCGCACTCTTTCACGTCACGGTGAAGGGCCGCGCGCTCATCGCCAAGGCGCGCAAGGATTCGCGGCTCGAGCTCAGCGACGAGGAGCAGATCGAAGTGATCGTGAAGGTGCAGCGCGCGCAGCCGCGGCGCGAGCGCGGCCAAGCGCTCGCGTACTGCGCGGCGCAAGCGAAGCTGCTCGAGCGGCAGGCGCGCGGTGCGTGGCGAGCCGTCGCCGGCGGCCGCATCGCGGCGTGAGTAGAAACGCAAAACCCCCGGCCGTAGTGCCGAGCACTTGCGACCGAGGGCTAACCCCGAACAGGTAGGCCGGAGACTACGCCGCCATGCGCAGGGGAGTCAACGCAGCGCCGCCGGGGCGGGTGGTATGGACCATCGCCGAAGTGGCGGAGGTGCTCGGCTGGCCAAGTTGGCGCGTGCGCCGCTGGCTCAAGCGCGAGGGCGCGTGCACGCAGCGTGGTCGGTATTACTACACGTGTCGCGATCAGCTGCGGCATGCATTCCCGCATGCCGCCGACGAGGTGATCGCGGGGTTGCCCGAGTAGCTCATCACAACCTCGAACACTCGAACACGTGAAAGACAAAGCTGCCGCCGTCCAGCTGAAACGTGCCGACGTGTCCGCCGTAACGCTCGGGAAGATTGTGCCCGGTGCCGACGATCAGGAACTCTCGTTGCGTCATCGGATTGTCGAGGTTCACCAGCGCCCAGATGCACGGCACATCGTGTTGCACTTGAACCGCTAGCAGCTCGGCGCCGGCGGGCATGTCGATGATTTGCGACGTGCCGCGCATGCCGAGCTGGTATTTGTAAACGCGTTTCATCTTATCGAATCTTGCAGCAGTTCGATTCACTCCGGCAAGTCGTAGAGCTTCGCAGCGACGTCGGTGTCGAGCGCGTGCTGCAGCTCGCTCGCAAGCACGATCGAGTCTTCGAACACGTGCTCGACCTCGATCGCGGGCAAGAGCTTGGCCGCGATGTCGGTGTGGCGATGGCAGTGCTCAGGTTTGTGTTCGAGGCACATGATCATGACGGTCTTGCCGGAGTCGTGAAGACGCTTGAGCAGTGCGAGGCCGCGCGGTTGCACGGCGCCGCCGCCGCCTGGACCACCGAGCACATCGCCATGCCATGCGTAGCGCGCGCCGAGCTGAGTCTGCAGCGCCTTTTTGCTGAACCCGGGCTTGCGCGACATCGGCTTGGCACGAACATCGACGAGTACATCGACGCCGAGCCGATCGAGCATGCGCTTGAGCTCCTGAGGGCTCAGCCCTGAATATCCAATCGAGTAGAGCATGTTTGGACCGTGCTCCTTGGGGGGTGTGGGTGAGGGCGAATGGTATGCTCTATTTGGGCGTTGTGTCCACTGCAGGCCGGCGGAGCGCGAAGCCCTTGTCAGCCACCTCGGCGAGCAGGATGAACGCGGGGTCGGAGGTTGGGCCGATCACTGCGATGACGCTTTGACCGGCGTGCTCGAGCATGTGCTCGTTGGCTTGCTCGGCGTCGGTGAAGATCGCGGTGACGCGCAGCATGCGCCCGAGGCCGGAGCGGATGTAGATCTCGTGGCCGAGGAGCGTTGTCACGGTCCCCAGCCTTCAGCCGCGCGCGCACACGCATCGCACTGATAGCCGAGCGACCTGTCCTTGGGCGTGAGCCGATCGGGCTCGCCGCAGTTGGGGCATGGGAGGTTGCGCGGGTTGTCGGGGCCTGCTGCGCGCAGCGCGCTTTCGCCGCCGGGGTGCGCGAACTCGGGGTCGTAGTCGTCGGGGTCGTAGTCGTCTTCGAAGCGAGGCATGTAGCCGTCTTCGTAATCACGGTTCATGGCGTTGTCCTTTGTTTTAGTTCCTCAACCTCGGCGAGCTCGAGCGGATGGACGGTCGGCGGCGTGAGTGCGGGCTGTTGCTGCAGGTGAAAGTGAAACAGCTTGCCGAGCACTTCGGTCGCGTCGTGCAAGTGCAGGCAGATGCGGCCCCGGTCGTACTGCACCTCGATCGCGTGCGAGCGCACGACGACCGAGGGGTTGCGCTTGCGCACCGATCGCAAGACCGCGCGCAGCACGCTCTCGCGAACGACCATCGGACGATGGTGTTTGCCGGCGCAGATCCAGCGCTGCAGAACGAGGTTGCCGCGACGGCGCGGCAACTTGTCGTCGGACCAGTTTCCGAGCCGAGGCAGCCAGTAGACGTGGCCGAACGATTCGGGCGTCACGAGTCACCTCCTCGCAGCGCGCGCAAGAGCTCGTCGGGCTCGATGTTCGCCTCGGCCATCTGGGCTTTCTCGAGCAACTCCCAGACACGTTGCTCAGCGGGCGTTCGCGCCTCGTGGTGCTCGGTGAGCACCATCTCGTCGGTCGGCGCGATGAACAGCGCTTGCAGCACGGGTCCGGCCCGATCGTCGCTGACTGCGACGATCGCCGCGGTCGGTTTGCCGTCCACGAAACACGACACGAGGGCAACGTTGTCCGGACATTCGATGATCCAGTCGAGCGCGCGCTTGTGATTGTCTGTGATGTGCGTCGTCACTTGGGGCTCTTGCGTCGCTTGGCCTTGCGCTTGCGCAGGAGCTCGCTCGGCGGATGGAAGCCCGAGTCGCGCACCGCGCACAGCACGATCATTTTCTCGAAGCGCGCGGCCACCATGTGGTGCGGATGCTCGTGCAAGTGCGCGTTCGCAGCCGCAACCGTCGGGAAAATCGCGGCCACGCGAACGAGCGTGTCGTTCGGCATGGCCACGTACAGATATTCGTCACGTCGTAACATCATTGGTATGCTCCGTTGGTCTCATCAGGCGCCGTATACGGCGCGACGCGCGGAGCTCCGCGCGTTTCGACCTAGATCAAGCCGTAGTGAATGAGCCAGCTCGGGTGACCGTGCTCGCAGATGCCATCGGGTTCGATGCAGCAACCGTCGGTCGCTTCGCACATGCTGTCGCACACCCACTCTTGGAGCTGATCGTGGCTCGGCTCTTCGTCTGTGGGCTCCGGATAGCTGTCGGGCCGGCTCATGTGTTGATGCTCCAGGGGTTTTCGGGAGAGCTCACGAGCTGCACGTTGAAGGTCTCGACACCGAAGCCTTCGGGGATGACTTGGCCGTTGGGCATCGTCCAGCCCGCTTGTTTGCCGTGGTAGATGAGCCCGCCGTTGAACCAGCGCTGGCCGCCCTTCTCGAGCACAAAGTAAAAGCTCGCCGGCGCGAAGTCCGAGTGTAGAAAGCACTGCGTTTGGTCGCCGTACTTCGTCCATTCGGGTGGCGGAAACTGTCCGCAGCCCTCGGCGAATGCGGGCGGCTGGTCGGGAACTTCGCGTGCTTGCCCGAACGTGTGCAGGCGCCAAAGCTCTTTGAGTAGCTTCGGCAACTGGTCGGTCGCGCGCGCGAAGCGCAGCACCTTCTCGAAGTAGTTTTGGTTTTCAATGATCAACACGGGGAACTCCATCTCATCAGCGCACGGTCCATTCCGTGCGGACGCGTCCGTCGCCGCTGGCATCGCGCGCTTGTGCGGCGGACGCGTTTCGACGCCCCGTGCGTCAGCTGTCAGTAGTCTTCGGGCAGCAAGATCGTGGTGGAGCTGCGGTCGGCTTCGGTGATGATCCAGAAGCGCTCCGACGACTCGGGTGTGATCGGGTAGACCGACAGGAGCCGATCGCCAGCCTTGAGCGCGCGGTCATTGGCACCGACATCGTCTGCGTGCACTTCACCCCAGTCGCCGTTGGCATGACGCGCGAGCGCCGCGAGCAGGGTCGGTTGAGCGACCTCGTTCGCGGCGTTCGGCGTCGTGACCACGCGCCCGAGGGGGAACTTGGTCGCGACTTTGCGGTAGTTCATTTTTGCCTCCTTTCCCGTGCTGGGTTCAGCACGCGGCAGCAGCTGACGGCGGCCATGCGTCAGCTGCTGCCGCGTACCGGGAGGTACGCGGGGCGTTCACGGCTCTCCGAGTGCGTAGAGCGCCGCGATCATTTCAGCGACGGCCTGCTTCGCGTCGTCCAGCGACGCGTAGCTGCCGCGCTTCTTTCTCAGGCGCGTCCTGGGGTCGAGCACGCGCCAGACTTGGAAGCCATGACCGACGCGCTCGATGCTCCAGTCACCGTGCGTCCACACGTTCGGCGAGGGGTGCGCCCAGATCATCAATCGGCCTCGATCGGCTCGTTCACATCGCTCTGGTCGTAGCCGGTGAGAATCTCCGGCCTGTACCGCGACAGCTTTGCTTCGCGGCACTCGTCACACACGCGGCAGAGCGGAATGCCTTGCGCGTCGTGTTCCCACCACGACTGCGCTCGCACGCATTCGTGATTGCCAGCCTCGAGCTGGTCTCGAGTCAGAGTCATTCACGTCCCTTTCGTTTCGGCGGATTGCCTTGCGCCAAGCGCCCACCGTTGTGAGTGCCTGGCGACAAGCGGCGCGCATCCGTGCGCGCCAAGCCGTCGGGACTAAGCAGCCTTGCGGCTTCGGTTCTTGACCGCTTTCTTCGCCGGGGTGCTGTGGCGGTAGTAACGCGCCACGCACTTGCCGTTCGTGTACTCGCGATCCTGCTGGCCGTTCACGAACGTGAACACTGGGCCGAGCTCGTTGCGTGAAACGGTGCGAGCAGTCGCAATCGCTTCAGCTTCGGTCTGCGCCGGCCACACGTGACCGGTGCGATGCACAACAACGTCGTACTTCATCGGAACAACTCCCCGTGGGCGGCGACTTGCCGCCACACGCCTCACGTCACGAAACATCTCGTGGCGTGGGGCGTGGGGAGCGCGCACGCGCAGTGCGCGCCCCCACAGGGATGTCAGTCCGCAGGTACTGGGGGAAACACCGCAGCGATCGCTTCCAGTGCGTCGCCGTGCTTTTTGACCAGTGCGGCGTTGATCGCCGCGATCTGGTCTGCAGTGCACCCGAGCGTCAACGCGTAGCTCTTGACCAACAACAGGATGTCGTTGGGATTGATCTCCAGCATCTTCGTCTCGTGTTCCCCCAGCACCACGGCCCGCTTCGCAGGCTTCCCCTCCGGCTTCGCTTCTGGCTTGGCTTCAGGTTTGGCCTCCGCCGGCGGCGTTGCCTCTACAGGCTTGGCCCCCGGTGCAGCGGCAGGCGGCGCGATTGCGACGACCGTCGTTGCGGCAGGCTGAGCCGGCTGCTGCCGACTCTGTTGGTGCTGATGATGCTTCGACGACATTGGTATGCTCCTATTCCGGCCTTATCAACGCCGCGCGTGTTGCGCGGCGTTGAACGAGACCGGCTAGGAGCCCCCCCAGGGGGCGTCGAGCTGTCTGGGCTGATTCAGTTTTCAGAGAACGGCGCCAGGTTTCCCCCCTGTGGGGGGCCTAGGCAGCTGTCCAGCTGGCCCCCCTCAGGAGGGGGCATGTGGGAGCATTCCAGGCCCCCTGAGGGGCCCCTTGCGCCCCCCAGTGAGGGGGGAGTTGGTATGCTGGCATGGTCCTGGGATGGTGTCAACAGGGCCCCCTGGGGCCTGCCTGGGGCCCTGCCTGGGGCCTGAGGGCCCTGGGGCCTGCCTGGGGGGCCTGAGGGGCCTGGGGCCCTGGGGGGGCCTGGGGCCTGTCTGCAAGGCCACTTGCACCCCTCACTGGGGGGAGCGCCCCCCACAACAGGGAGGGCCTGCCACACACACAGAGCTCAGGAGGCGGCCCGGCTGCCGAGCGGGCGACCACGCCCGAGGGGCGGCGCGGGCTTGAGGCCGATGGCGGCGAGCGAGGCGTCTCGGATGAGGCTGGCGAGCGACACGTTCCGCTCGAGCGCGGCGTGCTCGAGCGCGGCGCGCTGCTGCTTCGTGAAGTGCACGACGATTCGGGGGCCGTGGCGCTTGGCCTGCCGGGTGTACGGCTGGCGCTGCAGCATCTGACCGACCGTGATGGGCGGGGCGTCGCCGGCGCGGCTCAGGTCCGCGCGTCCGATGAACTCGAGCGCGCTCTCGCGCAGCAGCATTCCCATGCCGGTGTCGTGTTCGGAGCACCACTGTCGCAGCGCCTCGCGGTGTCCGGCCGTGATCGGGACCGAGACGCGGGTCGTGTAGGTGACGGGTCGCGTGTTCGCCATCTCGGCCGGCGAGCATACCAACGCGCGAAACTCGCGCAAACGTCCGTGCAGAGTGCGGGAGTTTTCCGGCTTCAGAACGGCTCGCGCCCCCGGCCCCTCTTCCCCTTCGAACCCCGAAGGGGTTTCGCTTTCGCTTTTGAATTTTGCCGCGCGGCGTCGTTTGTCGCGGTCGTTTCGACGCTCGTCAGTTTTTCGTTGACGGCGCGCTCGAGCTTCTCTTCGAGCGTGGCCAGCCGCTTGTCCACGTCGCGCGCCGCTTGCTCGAGCAACGCCTTCGCGAGCTTGAGTGCGTTGCGGGTTCCGCTCACGGAGACGTCGCCGACGTCGGCTTCGTGGACGAGCTCGCCGGCGGTCCGGATGCGCGACGGCAGCGCCATGAACTTGCCGAGGTGGTCGGCCATGCCGATCGCGACCAGGGGCGAGACCGGCGTCGGCAGCGCGAGCTCGGGCGGCACAGCTTTGACCACACGGCCTCGTTTGCGCTTGCGGACCATCACTCGTCCGTTTCGCCGCGCAACCGTCGCAAAATCAGCTCCGCGGCCTCGTCATCGAGCGCCATCGCGCGGATTTCGGCTTCTTTGCTCGCGATGAACGCGAGCCACGCGTCCTTGTCGCGCACGAGCTCGACGATCTCGGTGAACAGGTCTTCGCCGTCGAGACCGAGCAGCGCTGCGCTTGGGCCCGTCGGCACGTGGTCTTCGTCGTCTGTAGGGTTTTGGTCCATCGCAGCCGCACACTAGACGACGATTGGAGCGACAGCGAGCGACAGCCAGCGACAACGGGCGACGGCTGGCGCAGCACCCATTCATAGGGCTCGCGCAGCCTCGGTGCATGTCACTGGGGTTGTGTCGTCAGCAGTCGAGGACGAGATTGACCGGCAGTTCGAGCCGCGCTTGAGCCGGACAACCGGACACAGACGCGCACGCGCGCGAGGAGAGACTCCATGGCACGCAAAAACGTAACGATGGCAGTGAAAACGGCGGGCGCTGCGGCGGGCGCGGGCAAGTCGAAGAAAGGCCGCGGCAAAGGCGGCAAGGGCGACTACCGCCACGAAAAGGGCGGCAAGTTCTCGCGCGGCGGCGCGGGCTGATCCCGAGTTCCGAAAGAGGGCACGCAGCCGCGTGCCCTCTTTCTCGTTTTGGACTTTCAACCGAGGGGCTTCGACGATGGCGACGACAAACGTTGGTGGTCGATTCGGCGGCGGCACAGCCGCGCTGAGGCGCTCCTCGGGCTCGCGCAAGAAGAAGAAGAGCGGCCGCACGTTCTCGATCAAGACGGCGGCCGCTGCAGCGGGCGCGGCTCTTCGTCGTCTTTTTGGCGGCGGCGGCGGCGGCGGCGGCGGTGGCAAAGGCGACTACCGCCACGAGAAGGGCGGCAAGTTCTCGCGCGGCGGCGCGGGCTGATCCGCGCCGATGGACCCGCTGCAGGAAACGTTCGGGATCCTGAACAAGGCCAAGGAGCGCAGCGACGCGTGCCTCGTGTCGTTCAGCGCGGGCAAGGATTCGCTGTGCGTCCTCGACATGTGCGTGCGCACGTTCGCGCGGGTCGAAGCGTTCTTCATGTACTTCATCCCGGGGCTCGAGGTGATCGAGCGGCGGCTCGAGCTCGCGCGCAGTCGCTACGGCGTCACGATCCATCAGGTGCCGCACTGGACGGTGGCGCGCTCGCTCAAGTACGGCTTCTACATGTTCCCGAGCTGGAAGCTCGAAGACCTGCCCGAGGTGAAGCTGCGCGACATCTACAACCTGATGATCGATCGCACGGGCATCAAGATGATCGCGACGGGCGCGCGCCGCGGCGATTCGCTCTGGCGCAAGCGCAACCTCGCTAACACCGCTCACTACACCGACGTGATGCATCCGCTCGTCGGCTGGGGCAAAGCCGACGTGCTCGGCTACTTGGCGGTGCACAAGATCCCGCTGCCCGAGTCGAGCGGCGGAGCGATGACGGGCATCGGGCTTGCGACGCCCGATGTGCTTTGGCTGCACGACAAGTTTCCGAACGACTACGCGAAGCTGCGCGCGGTGTTTCCCTTCGTGCACGCGATCGTGAAGCGACGAGAGTTTTATGGCGTCGGCATCTGAGCCCACCGACGACCCGGTCTCCCCGCTAAGTGCTGCGGTAGCAGGGGATGCACCGAGAATGGCTGCAGTGGGAGGGGGAGCCGAACGCGACGTCGGCGCCGACCTGCTGGCGCACGTGCATCCGCTTCAGAAGTACCGAGCTCGCACGATCTGGCGCGCGGACATCAAGAACGCCGAATACAACCCGCGCGTGATCAGCGACCAGTCTCGTAAGAAGCTGCGCGGCGGGCTCGAGAAGCTGGGCTTGCTCCAGCCGCTCGTATGGAACGGGCGCAGTGGCACGCTCGTCGGCGGCCATCAGCGCCTCGCTCTGCTCGACAAGCTCGCGGGCGGCAAGCCCGCGTACGCGCTGCAGGTTGCGGAGGTCGATCTCACGTTCGCCGAAGAGGTCGAGGCGAACATCCTGCTGAACAACCCCGAGACGCACGGGCTGTTCGATCTCGAAAAGCTCGATGCGGCGCTGCGGACCGAGGGTTTGCGCCTCGAAGCCACCGGCTTCGACATGGCGGACATCATGCACGTGCTGGGGGAGAGCCCCTTTGCGCTCGAGCATGGCGTGGAGCTGCAAGCGCTCGCGCAGGCGCAGCGCGATGTGAGCGGTGCGATCGACGCGGTGACTGCGAACCTGAACGCGGGCCGCGATCGCGAGCACTTCTACATCGTGGTGGTGTTCAAGGACGTCGAGGACAGCGAGAAGTTCATGACAACGCTCGGCCTCGAGATCAACACATTCCAGGACGGCAAGCGCCTGCATGCGCTGCTCGAGCCGCTCTACCAGCAGCAGCGCGCCGAGCAGACCCGCATCGCGGAGCAGTCGCGCGAAGCCGCCGCCCGTGAGATCACGCAGATGACTGAGCGCGAGGCCGCGATGGCGCGCGATGCGCTCGTGGCGATCCCGATCGTCGACCGCGAACTACCCGAGCTCGAACAGGACGAAGAGCACCCCGTTGTTGGAGACGAGCATGACGAAGAGAACGGCACAGAAAGCGCCGAGCGCACCGGCGAAGGCAGCGAAGAAGTCGGCCAAGAAGACGAAGAAAAAGCAGACGAAGAACCGCTGACGGACGTAGCGCGTGCTGCCGCCGAAGAAGAAGTCTGAAGCGCCCAAGCGCCTCGAAGAAGTTCGAGAGCGCGTGCTTCTGCTGGTCCGAGGCGGCAATACGCTTTCCACCGCGCTGTCTGCGTGCGGCATCCGCCGCCAGCGGCTGCACGAGTGGCGTGCGGCCGCGGCCGCGGGCAAACGCAACAAGTACACGCTCTTTCTCGAAGAGGCGCAGAAGGCGTCCGACGAGGGCGAAGTCAACGACGTGATCACGACCGCGCGCGCGGCGAACCTCGACCACAAGCCGGTCGCGTGCGAGCGCTGCGGGCACCGCTACGCGATCACAACCGATGAGATGTTGCAGCTCGCCGGCGAGATGGGCGCCGCGCAGAAGGTGAAGGAATCGGCCGCGATGGTCGCGTTCCAACGCCTGGCGCTCCGCAACCCGCAGCACTGGTCGCCACGCGTCGTTCACACGATCGACGACCAGCTCAACGAGTTCCTCGATGTTGCCCAAGGGCTACTTGAGCCAGAAGTTTTCCGCGCACTCTGCTCGGCATACCTCGCTCGAAGAGAAAGTCCGCCAGCGCCTGCTGCTCGCGGACCTAAGTCAGGACCCAACTCAGTTCACTGACGCGCTGATGGAGTGGATCCCGCGGATCACACCGCGCTGGGAACCGCCGCTCCATCTCAAGCCCTACGTCGATGTGCTCGAGCGGGCGCCGGGCGCGAACTTGCGGATCGTGTTCGCGGCTCCGCCGCAGCACGGCAAGACCGAAACGGTTGTCCACGCGATTTGCTTCTGGCTGCGCAAGTGGCCCGCGCTGCGATTCGCGTACGCGACGTACAACGACGATCGCGCGCGACGCGTCTCGCGCAAAGCGCTCGTAACGGCGCAGCGCGCGCGCGTGCCGCTGACCGTCGCGAACGGTGGCCTGTGGCTCAACGAAGAGCTCGGCCAAGTGGTGTGGACCTCGGTCGGCGGCGGGCTCACCGGAGAGCCGATCGACGGCGTGATGATGGTCGACGATCCGCTCAAGGATCGCGGCGCAGCGGAATCTCAAGCGACGCGCGCGTACCAGCAGGACTGGTACCACGGCACCGTCGAGTCGCGGCTTCATCCGGGCTCGAGCGTGATCGTGATGGCGACGCGCTGGCATCCGGACGATCTGTCCGGCTACCTCGTGCGCGAGCAGGGGTTCGAGTACATCAACCTCAAAGCGATTTGCGACGGCGAGGACATGCCCGCCGGCGACGAGCGGGCGGTTGGCGAAGCGCTGTGGGAAGCGCACCGGCCACTGTCGATGCTGCTCGAGCGGCAGCTCGCCAACCAGTGGAACTTCGCGAGTCTGTATCAGGGCCAGCCGCAGCCTCGCGGCGGAACGCTCTTCAAGACGCCGACGTACTATCGCGAGTTGCCCACCGAGGGCTTCCGCGTCGTGTACGGCGTAGACCTCGCGTACACCGCGAAAACGCGCGCGGACTGGAGCGTGCTCGTGACGCTGTGGGTTGTGCCGCCGGCGAAGACCAAACGCGGCGAGAAGCAGCGCAAAGAAGATTATCTGTTCTACGTCGTGGATGTGCAGCGCAAGCAGGTCGAGGCGCCGAGCTTCACGCTGACGCTCAAGGCAGCGTTTTCGACACGTCGCGCGAAGTTCTACTGGTACGCGTCGGGCACTGAAGCGGGCTGCGCTTCGTTCATTCGCGAAAAGGGCATCCCGCTCGTCGTGATGGACCCGAAGGGTCGCGACAAGCTGACGCGCTCGCTCACCTCGAGCGAGCTCTGGAACCTCGGCCGCATTCTTGTGCCCGAAGACATCGAGGCGCACCCGTGGCAGCCGGTGTTCGTCGATGAGCTGACGAGCTTCACCGGCGCAGAGCAGGACGTGTCCGATCAAACGGATGCGATTGTCAGCGGTGTCGATGCGGCGCTGTTGTACCTCGACGATTACGGAGTGCTCGGCGGCGGCGGTCGCTACACCTGAGCGTTCAGCCAACGCTTGAGGGCGACGCGCTTGGCCTCCGGATCTTCGCCGGCCGGCGGCGGACCCTCGCGCAAGATGCAGTGATCGCAACGCTCGCGGTAGCAGTTGATGAAAGCCGTCAGGGCGCGCCCGCAGCGACAGGTCGTCGCCGGTAACGGGAACAGTTCGAGTTGCACGTTCATTCGTAGCGCCCGTCGTTCATACGTAAGCCTGTAGCGCTTCGCGCAGCAGCTGCGCCGCCTTGGTCCACGCTTCCGCGGCGGCAGCGTGCTTTAGCCCAAGCTCTTTCCAGCTCGTGCCCTCGGTGTATTCGTCGCCGGCGTCGATTGCGCGCTCGCTCAGCATCTTTTCCACATCGGCCGCTTTCGCTTGCGCGAGCTCGGCATTGCTCTTGAAGGTCTGCAGCACCCGCACCGCACGCTGCAGACACTGTGTCCGGTTTTGAACGTCGATGCGGGCGGTGACCAGGTCGCGCTCGAGCAGCTGCGCTTTCTCTTCTTGCAGCCGCGCGGCGTGCAGCGAGTCGGTGTCCTCCGGCTCTGCACCCGCGGCGATGGCTTCTTCGTCAGTGATTTTCGTCACGTCTGCCTCCCCCGCCCTTCTACCAACATGGCCATCCGTAGACCACCCACTGCGGGCACGCCGGAGAAAAACCGGCGCGGCCACCTGCAGCTCATTCAGGGTGGCAAGGGGCAGGTTCTCAGTCAGCCGTCCATTCGGAGCTATCTCCACTGGACGCCGCGCTCGCTGCAAACGCTCACTGCGACTGCGGACAGCGGCGATCTGATTCGGCTCGGTGATCTCGGCGATCAGATGATCGCCGACGATCGGATCAACAAGCTGCTCGATGACGTCAGCGGCGGCGTGCTCGGCTGTGATCTGTCGTTCGAGAAGGACGCGCGCTCGACACTCGGCGATGCGGAGAAAGCCGCCGAGCTCGAGGAAGACTGGCCGCTCGCGTACGGCGAAGACGAGCTCGCGAGCTTTCTCGATTGGCTCGAGATCGTGGGCCTGGCGTTCGGGCGGCACGTGCAGTGGCTTCCCTCGAAGTCTGGCGGACGCGTCTTGCCCGTCTTCAAGACGTACCACCCGAAACACTTTCGCTGGGACTGGGAGCACAACACGTGGCTGTTCCGCGACGAGAGCGGTCGCGACACGCCCATCGTCGCCGGCGACGGCGAATGGATCATCGGCACGCTCAAGGGTGACTACCGGCCGTGGTCGAACGGCAAATGGCGAGGCTGCTCGCCGTGGTGGATGCTCAAGCGCTACGCGATGAGCGACTGGGGCGTGCATTCGGAGAAAGCTTCGAAGCTCGTCCTCAACTCAAATGAAGGCGCGCTGCCCGAAGACCGGCGCGCGCTCGCGAACGAGATCTTCAACCTCGCGAAGGACGCGGTCATCAGTTTGCCGCAGGGGTTCACGCTCGAGCTCGTCGAGCTGACCGCCGGCACCGAGTCGATTTACAAGGCGCAGATCGAAGCCGCGAACATGGGCTTCACGCTTGCGCTCGTCGGGCAAAACCTCACGACCGAAGTGGAGGGCGGCAGCTACGCCGCCGCGAACACGCATGAGCGCAAAGAGCTCCGCGTGTTCAGGTACATGTCGAAGAAGCTCGGACGGATTCTGCAAGAGCAGAGCTTGCCGTGGTGGGCTGAGTACAACTTCGGCGATCGCGGCCTCGCGCCGTTCCCTCGCTACAACACCGACCCGCCCGAGGACAAAGGCGCGAAGGTCGAAACGCTCGCGACACTCGGCACCGCGCTCGGCGCGATCCAGCAAGCGGGCTTCAAGCTCACCGCCGCGGAGATCGAAGAGCAGTACGGCGTCAAGCTCACTGAGATGAGCCAGGCCGAGAAGGACGCGGCCAATCCTCCACCCGTTCCACCGGGCGCAGCTGGTGGCGGCGGCGGTGGCGGCCTGAAAAAAAAACTCCCCAGTAGCACCAAGCCGACCCGCAAGCCGGGCGCCAGGCTCGCGGCCGACGACGACGAAGAAGAAGAGTCGAGCACCGGCTTCGTAAACGGTCAGCTCTACGTGGACGACGTCGCGGACGCTTCGGTCGCGCAGGGTGCGCAGGCGCTGCAGCCGCTCGTCGATCGCTTGGTTGCGGCCGTCGATGGCGCAACGGACTACGTGAGTGCTCGCGCGGCGATCTTGAAGGCCTTCGCGGACGAGCAGGATCCCGACACGCTCGCTGAGATTCTGGAAGCGGGCATCGTGATGGCGAACCTCGCGGGCCGTCACGCGGTCGACGAGGACGACGAAGAGGACGAAGACGACGAAGAGCTCGAGCCTGGGCTGTCGCTCGAGCCCGAGCTGTTCAACCCGAACCACGGCAAGGGTGGGCGGTTCGCATCGCGTCCGGGCGGCGCTGCAGCCAAGCGCGGCAAAGCATCACGTGAGCGGATCGCAAAGGTGAAGGCGCGCGCGGCGAAGCCAGCGGCCGCCAGGACGACGAAGACGAAGAAAGCGGCAAGCGGGACCGAGCATGGCGACAAACCAGCTCGTAGCGGCAAATCGCGCAAGACTGCTGCCGACAAGAAAGCCCCCGGCGGTGCTTCTGCGGCTCCCGAGTGGATGACGGCTGAGAAGCTCAACGTTGTCAGCACCACCGATGTGAACACGGGCAACTTCGGTTCGAAGCGCCTCACGCTGCGCGACAAAAACGGCCACGAGCAGCACGCGATCTGGAAGGCCAACCCGCCGATCCCGCAGATGGAGGAGTACCGCGCGGGTCTTGCGAATGGCTCGATGGGTCGTCGCGAACAGGCGTTTCACAAGCTCGATCAGATGTTGGCCGGCGACAAGATGGTGCCGCACACCGTGCACCGCGAGCACGACGGCAAGGACGGCTCGCTGCAGGCGTGGGAGCCCAACGCGAAGTCGAGCATGAATGTGTACTTCGATTCGATCGGGCGAGCTGAGCAGCGGTCGTCGGCAGATCCGCGTGATTCCAGGGACGCCGAGCTCGCCAAGCTCGGCGCGCATCCGGCCTCGAAGCGGATGCTGATGCTCGACCTCATCGCCGGCAACGACGATCGCAACCCGCAAAACACGTTGTGGCATGAGGACGGTCCCGACGCGCATCCGTTTCGCCCAGTCGCGATCGACCATGGCCTGACATTTCCGGAGAGGCCGGCGCGGTTCCTGTTTGCGATCGAGCAAACACCTTCGTTCGCCGAGGAAGTTGTGAAGTTTCAGCCCGAGCACGTCTCGGCGCTCCAGAGCCTCAAGCTCGAGCACGTGGCCTCGATGCTGCACGACCACGGCATCACCGAGCACCAGATCGCATCCACGCTCGCGCGCGTGCGTTCGCTGCAGCACGAGCCGCGCCAGTTTCAGGATGGCTATCGCTGGAGCGCGGCGCACGACGCAGCCGAGTCGGTTCACCACTGGATCAACGCGATTCCCGAAGAGCGGTTTCGCAGAGACGAGCTCTCGAAGAAAGACCTCGAAGAGATCACGCGGCTTTCGCGGAAGACCAAGTGAAACGCCTCATCCAAGTTGATCCGGACAGCCTCGAACACGAGACGCTGTGCACGTTCGAGCTCGTGGGCGGGCAAGTTGTCGTCGATCCGCCCGCGACGCTGGATCTCTACCCGCACATCAAGACCATCGTCACGGGCGCGGGGCTGCTGACGCCCGCCAACGGCGCAGCGTATTACGCAGCCGTAGATCGAGCTCTCAGCGGCACCTACTACTTCGTGCGCGAAGACGATGACGACGACGCGCTGGAGTGATCGGTGGCCTGGCGCAAAGTCCCGACGAGCCCGCTCGAGCGACGCGCGGCGGTGAAGTGGTTTCGTTCGCGCACGGCCGTGACTGACGCTCAGTACGCCGCGCTCGAGCGGCGCGCGAAGCTGACCGCATTCACGATCAGCGGCGTCACGCAGCTCAACGTCGTGCAAGCCGCGCTCAACGCGCTCGCCGCGGCAGTGAAAAAGGGCGACGACTTCGCCGGCTTTCAGGCGCACCTCAAAAAGAAGCTTCGCGACGACTTCGCGCAGGTGGATAGCCACCGGCTCAAGACGACGTTTCAGACGCAGACGCAGACCGCGCTCAACGTGGGGCGCTGGGAGCAGCTCGAGCTCGGGCAGAAGCCCTTTCGGATGTACTGGGCCGTGCTCGATAGCGGCACGACCAAGCTGTGCCGCTCGCTCCATCGCACGGTGGTGCGCGCGAACAACCCCGGGCTTCTGCTGATGTGGCCGCCACTGCATCACGGCTGCCGGTTGGGGGTTCGCGGCGTGAGCGCGAGCACCGCTTCGCGGCACGGAGTGAGCGCGCACATCAAGAGTAAGCACCAACCGCAGCCGGGCTTTGGCTACGCGCCTCCGGTGCGCGCCGAGCTCGAGCTCGACCGCAGCTCGTACGACCCCACTGCGCTCGCGCAGCACGAACAGAAGCAGCGCGCGCGCCGCAAAAAGACGCTGCAGCCGTAAGCGGCACTTCACCGAAGGCTCCCCAATGCACAAGGCCCTCCTTCTCGCGGGCGGCGCACAGCTGCAACTGCAGATGTACGGCGACATCGGCGAGCACTTCATTTTCCGCGACGGCATCGGGCCGACCTGGCTCGCGGAGCGGTTGAAGGAAAACCCGAACGTTGAGCTGATCAACATCAAGCTGTCGTCGGCGGGCGGCAACGCGTTTGACGGCATGACGATGCGCTCGATGCTCGCCTCGCATCCGGCGAAAGTCGAAATCGACGTCGAAGGCCTCGCCGCGAGCGTCGCGAGCGTGCTGTGCACCGCGGCCGACCGCGTCCGGATGCATCAGGGCTCGAGCTACATGATGCACACCGCGCGCGGCAACACGTTCGGTGACGACGTCGCGCATCAGAAGTCGATCAATCGGCTCCGCGCGATCAGCGATGAAGCGGCGCTGCTGTACGCGCAGCGCTGCGGCAAGCCCAAAGAAGAAATGCTCGAGCTGATGCGGGCTGAGACGTGGCTCACGCCCGACCAGGCGCTCGAGCGAGGCCTCGTCGATGAAGTCGTGCGCGGCAAGAACGTGACGGCGCCGAAGTCGGTGCGACTGCACTTCGATCTCGGTCGCTACGGCTACGAGCACGTGCCGGCCGATGTGATGCACGCGTGCCGAAGCGCATTTCTGTTGCGCAGCGGCGCGGAAGACGACGAGCGCGGCGACCACGGCTCGCTGCACGACGACGACAACGAAAGGACAGACGACATGAGTCTCACGGCCATTGCGCTCGCGCTCGGCGCGAACGGAAACGCAGACGAATCGGCAGTGCTTCACGCGATCGACCGCATGAAGCAGCAGCACCAGCGCTCGACCAGCTTGATGGTCGAGCTGCGAGCGATCACCAAGCGCGACAACGACGAGGAAGTACTCGGGGCGCTGCGCGGCATGGCCGAAGCCGCGGCGCAGGTGCCGAAGCTCCTGTCCGACGCGAGCTCGCATGCAGCTGCGCTCGACGCGCAAAAGCGCGTGACGCTGCTCGCCGCCGACAAGGCCGATCCGAAGGGTCGCAAGCTCACGCCGGCGCTCGAGAAGCACTACGAGAGCCGCTCCGTCAGCGAGCTCGAGGCCTTTCTGCAGGTCGCGCCGCACGTGCTGTCGATCGACGGCAAACCCGTCAAGCAGCCCAAGACGGTTGCCGCGGATGGCGGCGGCGGCGGCAACGACGACTCCGAGATCGAGCTGAAGTGGAAGGGCAAGAAGTGGGGCGAGCTGAAGCCTCAGGAGCGCCACGAGCTCTACGTCGACAATCGCGAGCAGTACGCCGCGATGCGAGCGCAACAGGAGCAGCGCTAACCGCGCCCCGCTCACTGGGCTGATCACACTGACATCCAAGGAGAAGGGCCGCGGCAATGGCATTGACCAAACGTAGTGACCTCGTCATTCCAGAGATCCTCGTCGACGCAGTACAGGGCGAGTTCGAGGGACAAAACGTGCTCGTCGGCAGCGGCGTTGCCGTCATGAGCAACACGCTGCCGATGGACAAGCGCGGTGGCGACACCGTCACGGTGCCCTACTTCGGCACGCTCGGTGAGATGGAGGACATCGTCAACGAAGGCGATGCGCTGACGCCCGAAAGCATCAGCATGGACGCGGATACCGCGACGGTGAGGCACTCGGGCAAAGCGTTCGAGATCACCGAGTGGGCGCGCATGGCTTCGCTCGGCGATCCGTACGCGGAAGCCGGACGACAGTTCCGCGTGATCAACACGCGGCGCGTCGACAAGGCCTTGATCGAAGTCGCGAACACCGGCGTGCCGGCCGAGTTCACTCTCGATGTGAGCGGCATCGGCAGCGGCAAGATCGACATCGACGTCATCATCGACGCGACGGGCCTGTGGGGCGATCAGCAGGACGCGATCCGTCTGCTCGCGATGCACTCGAAGCTGTATCGCGACCTGATGAAGTTGAAGGACTCGACGGGAAAGCAGTTGATGACGACGCCGACGCGCGCCGAGCCGATCCCGATGTTCAACGGGATCCCGGTCGTCGTGTCGGACAAGATGAAGACGTTCAACGACGGCGCGCAGAAGTACGAGATGCTGCTGATGAAAGAAGCCGCGCTCGCGTACTGGTGGCAGGCGCCGCCGAAGGTCGTCACCGACTACGACGCGCTCGCGGACACCGACTTGATCGCGATGCACACGTACTGGGCGGCGCACCGCTACCGTCGCGTGCGCGGCTCGACCAAGCCGGGCGTGATCAAGATCACGACCAAGTAGATACCGTCCGGCTGACGCGGGTGCGCTTGCGGCGCCCGCGAGGCCACACACAACAATCGGATACGCGAGTCGTCAGGGCACGGACCGTCAGGAGACAAAACCATGAGTGATAGTCTTTCGCCGCTTGGCCATCCCAAGGGCCGAATGAATCCAGTTACGGGCGTCTGGGAGCGCAACAGCGAGTTCACGGGCAGCGTGGGCGGCGAGACCATCGACATCCCGCTCGCGATCAGCAAGGACCTCGCCGATGCGGCGGTCCTGTACAAGATCGAAAAGGGCCTGCGCTTGCTCGTCGAGCAGATCTTCTGGGAGATCGTCACCGGCTTTACCGGTGGAACGAGTTCGGCGATCGGGCTTTCCGCGAGCGTCGCTCCGCACACGACCAAGGGTGATCTCTTGGGTGGTGCGGCCGGCGATGTGGCTGCGACGCTCGTCGCTGGGGTGCGTGCCGGTACGCTCGGCGTGAGCTTCAGTGCCGATCCGAAGTTGGTCGTGCTCGACGAGGACACCGAGATCCGGTTCGACCGGATCACCTCGGCGTTCACGGCGGGCGCGGGCTACGTGCACATCATCGGCCGGTCGATCCGGTGACGGTTTACCGCCGTCACAACGCTGCTGCGAAGCAGCGTCGTGCAGTGCTTGCGGCGGAGGCTCGCGAGTACAACGCGAAGTTCGAGTTGGCGGCTGTTCGTGACAGCAGCCGCGTGACGCAACCGAACCAGGAGGCGCAGATGGACAAGCCAGAAGACATCGCGAGAGGCAAGACTCCCGAGGTCAACGTCGAAGCAGCGAAGCAAAACGATCCGCGCGTGCGCTCCGAAGAGCGCGCGCAACGGAAAGCGGCGGCGGGCAACGAAGTGAGCGGGGACGGCTCGGGCGAAGCGTTGCCGCCGATCGAAAAGCCCGAGCACGACAAGAAGCACGCGAAGAAGTAGGCCATGGCCCTGTACGGCTCGCCGCGGCGTTATTACCACCGTGAGCGTTTGAACGCGCGCGAACGGGGTGATTACGAGCTCGAGGGCGTATGGCGATCCAAACAAGAACGGTGCACGCCGGCAACGCCGCTGCCGGCCCTGCCTTACGTCGCGCAGCTGCGCGCCGCCGGCTACGACGTGCTCGAGGACCTCGTGTCCGACCGCTCGAGCGCCGACGAACTCGAGCTTGTCTACGTCGCGGGCCTCACGCCCACTGAAGCGCGCGAAGTGCTCGCGGCGCTCGCAAAAGCCGTCACGCTGCCGATACCGCTCCCACTGGTGACCGAGTGAAAGGACTGCACATGGGCTACTTCAAAGACAACGGTGAGTTCGCGGACGCCGATGAAGCGCACTTCGGTGACGGCGTCCTGCTCGCGAACCGCGACAGCGACGCGATCGAAACCGACCGCGGCACGGTGCGGCTCGCGCTCGCAGTCACCGCCGTCAGCGGCACCGACCCCACGCTCGATGTGACGATCCAGACGAGCGAGGACAAAGTGACGTGGCGTAACCTTGCCGCGTTCACGCAAGCCACTGGTGTGACGCGCGAGCGCAAGTGCTTTTCGGGCTGCGATCGATTCGTGCGCGCACACGAAGTGCTCGGCGGAAGCGCGACGCCGACGGTCACGCGCTCGATCACCGGCGAGTTCGTGTGAGCTCCCCCGAGATCACGACGCTGACGACATGGCCGACCCGAAACCCATCGTGCTTGCGGCGCGCGCCGTCTCGAACGCGAGCGGCGAAGGCCTGCCCGTCGTGCTCGCGCCAGACCGTAGCTATGCGGTGCTGAGCCTCGACGTCGACAGCCTCAGCGACGACAGCGCGTTCGAGCTGCGCATTCTCACTGCGACCACGCTCGCGGGAGCTTGGACCGAGATCTTCTACACGAAGGTGCAAGGCCCCGGCGCGCAGGAGATCAAGCTCGCGCGCTGCGGCCGACTGCTCAAAGCGAAGTGGACGTTCCCGCTCGGAGTGAGCTCGAGCTTCGAGCTCGCCGGCGTGAGCCACCAGCTGTACGCGACCGGGCAAGACGTCAAAAACCTGTCGCTTCCGCAAGTCACGCTCGAGGGCGTGTCGCCGGAAGTGCTCGGCGAGGTGAGTCTCGTCGCGACCGACGAAGCAGCGAGTCTTGCAGCGAAGGGCCGCACGATGCCGCTCGTGAGCTGGGGCGGCGCGATGCGGATGCACGTCGCGAACATGATCGCGTACCACGTGATGAAGCGGCGCGGCTTCGACCCTGACAACGACAAGATCATCCGGATGGGTTACGACGACGCGCTCAAGTGGCTGGCTGGCCCAGGCGCCGCGAACGACCCGACGATCGAGGACTCCACTCCGGGTGAGAGCGCGCAAGAGTCTTTCATGGTGAGCCGGCCCGCACGCGGCTGGGCGCATCGCTAATGGCAGTCGATCCAGCGGGGTTCGTGGCAGACGTGCTGTTAGGACTCGGACAAAGAATCGCGAAGTTTTCGCGCAAGAAGACGCCGCGCGAAGAGCGCGCGGCCGCGCTCTTGTGGAGTAAGCAGCACATCCTGCTCTCCGACGGCTCGTGCGTGATCTGTTCGCGGCCTGATGTGGACGCGACGGCGGAGTGCCCCGGCCCACTGCGAGACAAAAAATGAGTGACGCTGCCATCGACAAGCTGATCAAACTCGGTGGCTTCGCCATCTTCGGCGCGCTGATCGCCCTGCTCGTGTGGCTGCTCAAGAGCAACATCGAGACGCTGGTCGCGATCGTCGGCACGCTCGGGGCGGCGTACGGAGCGATCGCGTACAACTCGCCGGTGCAAGCCGTGCGGCGCGCGAAGGGTCTTGTCAGCGTGAAGAAACCGACCGAGACCGAAGCGGTGCTGATGCGCGCCGCGGTCGACAAGCATTTCAGCCAGGCGCCGCCGGCGAGCTGATGTTCGCACTCGCGTGGCTGAGCCCTGCTGGAGGCTACAGACGCGCGATTGCCGCCGCGGTCCGCTGACCGTCTGGGTGCAGTAAAGTCAACGGCCGCAGCGTTGCTTTTGAAAAGCAACGGTCAGGTATGGACGACTACGGCAAGCTCAAGAACTGGGCGAAGCTGATGCGTTCGGGCGATGTGGCGATCGGCGTGATCCGCTCGCGCATGGCCGATGAAGTGTTGAAGCTGATCGACCGCGGTTTCGAACGGCAGAAAGACCCGTACGAAAACCCCTGGGCGCCGAAGAAACGCCCCAACGGCTACGCGATCTTGCACGGCCCGACGCATCGGCTGCGCCCCGGCTGGCACAAGCTCTTCCTCGGTGCGCGCAGATTCCTGGTGCAGCCGAACGTGCCCTACGCCGCGGCGCACCAGGCTCCCAGACACAACCGAAGGCCTCGACGCGCGATGGTCCCGTATGGAAACCGCAAGCTCCCGCTGCGCTGGCGAGCTCGCCTGATGCGCGCCGCAATCGAAGGTTTCATCGCGCACATCCGCGGCCGGCTCTGACTGTTTACACAGATGGACGAGTTCGAAGAGATCGTCGAGCAGATCGCGACGGCGATGAAGATGCCGGCTGTGCCGGTGTCGGCGTACCGGACCGCCGAGTCGGAAAACAGCGCACGCACGCGTGTCGTGTTCGTGCCGACGGATTTTGAGCCGCGCAGTAACGTCGGCACCGGGCCGCGCATCACGCAAAACGGCTCGCTCGTGCACGCGATCCTCACCGAGACGTGGACAGTCGAGTGCGTCATCTTCGGTGACAGGCGCGACGACACCGAGCGCGTGCGGCGCAGAATCATCTCGGTCATTCGGCCGATGTTCGGGACCGCGTGCAGGTTCATGGGTGGCAACTGGCCGACCCAAGGTGCGAGCGAAGCGCGCGTCAGTTCCGGCGGCGCCGAGATCGCTCGCATGCGCATGCAGTGGGACCTCGAACTGTTCGAAGACCCGCTGCCGCCGCAGGTCGAGCTCGAGAACGACCCCGAGATCGAGGTGGGGCCATTCCCGCCGCCACAAGGAGACGACGATGCTTGATCCTGAAGACCAAGACACGCAGCCGCCCGCGGCGCCCGCACCCGCACCCGAGCCCAAGCCAAAGAGCGACGGCAAGAAGGGTCCGGAGCAGTGGCGCGACGCGCTCGGCACGCCGCGCTACGCGTTCGCACCCGCGGAGCTCTTGCATCACTGGGGCATCCACAAGGCGCACGCGAACGGCGAAAAGCGGCTGACGAAAGCCGAGTACGAGGAAGCGATCAAAGCCGCGCGCGTCCCCGACAAAGCCGGTGAGTACCACGCGCACGAGCCGGCGCTCGGCGACTACGAGCCCGACGGCAAGCCGCGCGCGTAGTGATCCGCGTTTTCACGAACGCACAATCCGTCCGCCCCGCACAACCCCGAAACGCACAACACGGAGCTGCTGAGACATGTCGATCCCCAAACAGACTTTGAAGGTGCGCGATCCGGGGTTGCCGTCTGCACCCCCGAGTGACAAAGCGCCGCTCTACATCGGCTGCAGCTCGAAGGGGCTCCTCAACCATCTGTACGCGTTCGCAAACCCGAGCGACTGCGTGGACGAGCTCGGCGAGGGGCCGGTCGTCGAAGCCGTCTGCACGGGCCTTGTGCACCCGGGCGGCGGCGGTCCGATCTACGTGGTGCGCGCGGCCGCGGTGAGCCCGCTCAACGCGTCCGCATTGACGGTGGCTGTCGACCGCTTCGACGAGTCGACCGGCACGCTCACGATCGCCGGCATCGCGTACGACGCGTACGAAGCGATCGTCGAGATCACGAAGAGCGGTCCCAAGGGCACGGCCGAGTGGCGTTACACGCTCGACGGCGGCTCGAGCTGGAGCCCCTCGCGCATCGTTCCGTCTGCGACGCCGAGCGTTGCGGATTTGCCCGGCACCAACGTCGTGCTGACGTTTGTGCCGAACACCGACGACGACCTGGTCGAGTTCGAGGCGGGCGACACGTTTTCGTTCACGACGAAGATGCCGCACTACGACGGCGCCAGCTTCGGCGCAGCGCTCGCCGCGGCGAAAGTCGGCGGCACCATCTTCGGCTTCATCTACGCGAGCGGTGAAGCAGTCTCGGCGCAAGCCGGCGCGCTCGTGAACGGTTCGATCGGCGGCTATGCCGAAGAGCTCTTCAACGAGTACCGCTACGTGCGCGCGATCGTGAACGCGGGCGGCCCAGTCGACGACACGACCGAAGGCCGGCTCCGCTACCTGAACTTCGTCAACGACCGCGTCAACGCGTGCTTCGGCCACAACTGGTCGCGCACGCGCAAGCCCATGGCAGGCTGGGCCTACCCGCGTCGCCCCGACGGAGACCTCGTCGCAGCGCGCTGCGCGGCGGTGCTCGTTTCGACCAGCCTCGCGCGCTTCGCTGAAGGTGCGCTCGAAGAGGTCATCAAGCTCGACCACGACGAAGCGCTCAACGAAGTCATGGACCAAGCGCGCTTCACGACGTTGCGCTCGCACGTCGGAGAGCGCGGCTATTTCACCACGCAGGGCCGGCTGATGGCCGGCGAAGACAGCGACTACAAGTTCTGGCACCTCGGCCGCGTCATGGACCTCGCATGTGCGACCACGCGCAAAGCGCAGATGCGTATGCAGGGCGGCTCGGTACGCCTCACGCCGGACGGCACCGGCACGATCGATGATCGCGACGCGATCCGGCTCGAAGAGCCCGTGCTCGACAGCCTCAACGCGGCGCTGTTGGAACCCGACAATGCCGAGGGCACGCCGGGCCACGTGAGCGAAGTCACGTACACGATCGTCCGCAGCACCAACATCGCCGTCACGCGCAGCCTGCGCACCAAGGTGTCGCTTGTGCAGCTCGGCTACACCGACAACATCGAAACCGAGCTCGGCTACACGCTCGGTTAGACGTAGCTGCCGTTCTAGTTTTCTAGGGTTTTTCGCGGCGCTGCGGCGTCGCGTGATCGCCGACCCGCGTCCGCAAAGCACCGCCGTCAGGAGACAACAAAATGGGTATCGCGAAGATCGTTGGTGAGATTGGGCAGCGGATCAATGGTCGCGCGTACGACTACAGCTCGATCGAGTTCTCCGCGATGGGCGGCCTGATCGTCAACATCAAGTCGATCAAATACAAGCACGCGCTCGACCCTGGGAAGTTCCGCGGCACCGGATCGAAGTTCCGCATGCGCAGCCGCGGCACGTACGAGGCGGACGGCAGCTTCGAGATCTACAAAGAGGACTACGTGCTGCTCAAGGGCAAGCTCGCGCTGCTGGGGATGGGCGGATACATGTGCGCGGCGTTTCCGATCGTCGTGACGTACCGCGAGTTCGGCGCGACCGTGCCGAGCAAGGACGTGCTGCGCGGCTGCCGGATCGTGAGCGAGGATCAGTCGTACTCCGAAGGCAACGATCCGCTGTTCGTGAGCGTCGACCTCGACATCATGGAGATCATCACCGACGGCTTCAGCGCCGTCGATCTCACGAAGAAACCGAATCTGACGCTCGTCGGCTAAGCTCGACGCAGCGGGACACTCACTGGGAGACACGGACATGGGCGACAAGGGTTTTGCGGGACTGACCGGCGAGCAGATCGCTGCGTGGAAGAGCGAGTACGACAAGATCATCGGCTACGACGATCCGTACCCGATGATCTTCCGGAAGCCGTCGCGCCCGGTGTGGTCGGAGTTCGTCGAGGGTTTGTCGAAGGCGAAGGGCAAGACCGAGGCGGTCTACCGGCGCTTGTGCATCGCGTGCTGTCTGCATCCGGACGGCGAGAAGTTCGAACAGATCTTGGAGGAGTACCCGGGACTTGGCCTGACGATCGGTGACGAGCTCGGGGAGCTCTGCGGTCACCGCGCGGCGATGGACGTAAAAAAACTGTAGAGGAACTGCTCGCCAACCCACTCGGCGCCGCTCGTGCGGTGCGCGAGCTACTCAGCAATGGCCCGGACGAAGATCTACGCTTCGACGGGCTTTTGCTTTTGGTGCAGTTCCTCGACGACATCCACGTGCTGCGGCGCGTGATGGTGAAAGAGGACGACGACGTGCCCGTAGCGGTAGACGAAGACGCCGACGATGGGGCTTGAAGACTTCGCGCGATTCGGCCTGGAGCTGGTCGACAGGGTCACTGATCCCGGCAAAGCCGCCGCGAGTCAGATCGACCTGATCGCGAAGAAGCTCAAAAAGACCCAAAAGCTCGCCTCGCTCACGAGTCGCGAGATGGGCTCGGTCGCGACCGCGATGGCCAAGCGCGGCATCGGCCGCGGGATGGATGTGCTCGGCAAGGGCATGGCCTTCCTCGCGGCGGGTGCGACTGCCGCCGCGAGCGCGTTCGGCGCGTTTGTGGGCAAGACGCTCGTACAGGGCGTCGTGCACATGGCGATGTTCGCGGAGAACACGCGGCGCGCGTACGGCTATCTCTTGCACGATCAGGGGAAGGGCAACGCGGCATTTTCGACGGCGACAAAGCTCGCAGACGAGTTCGGCATGGGTGTCGAAAACGTCGGCCACCAGCTGCAGCACATGCTCGCGATGCAGTTCAAGGTCGGCGAAGCGACCGACCTGATCAAGCTGTCGCAAGATCTCCAGGCGATCGGCGCGAGTTCGGACCAAGCCAACCGCGCGCTCACCGCGCTCACGCAGATCAAAGCGAAGGGAAAGCTGCAGTCCGAGGAGCTCGTCGGGCAGCTTGCAGAGACCGGCGTCTCGACCGTGCTCGTGTACGAGGCGTTGGCGAAGAATCTCGGCAAAAGTCAGGACGAGATCAAGAAGCTCCTCGGCACGGGCGCGATCACCGCCGACCAGGGCATCAAGGCGATCAAACAAGCGATCATGCACAAGGTCGGCGAGACCGCTCCGGGCCAAGCCGCGAAGGGCTTTCTCGAGAACACGTTCGCCGGCGCGGTGCAGCGGCTGAAAAACCTCGGCCCGCAGATGTACCTGCGCATGGCCGACAACATGGGGCCGGCCGCGCTCGCGAAGATCAACACCGCCATCCGCTCGATCACCGACGCGATCACGAAGATGGACACCGCTCCCTTCGAGCGGTTTGTCACGAGCGTGCTCGAGCTCGCGGCGACGCTCGCGCCGCTCGTGAAGGAAGTGATCGTCGGCTTCGGCGACGGCATGGCGGATGCGATGTCGTCGCTGTCGCTGTTCATCGGGCCGAGCTCGCTCGGGCGCGCGCGCGACATTGGCCTGGGCATCGCGAACATTTGTAAGGGCGTGCTGATCGTCATCGGAGCGATCGCGGGCATCATCAGCTTCTTGTCGACGCCGGCGGGACAGCTGCTCGGCGTGCTGACGGTCGTGCTCTTCACGATCTGGAAGATCGTCGGGGCCATCGCTGCAGTTCGAGCGCTGCTGACGACGTTCAAGAGCGGCAAGGGCGCCGGCAAGGTGGGCAAAGCCGTCGCGGAGAAGTTCATCGGCCGCGATGACATGCTCGACTTCGAAGGTGGCGGCGGTGGCGGCGGTGGCGGCGGCCCCGCCAAGCAGTCGCGCGGCTGGAAAGACATCATGCGCTCGAGCTGGGCGTGGATGCGGCAGACCACGCGCGCGAGCTGGAACACGATCAAGTCGGGTTGGACCGCAGGCACGACCGCGCTGAAAACCGCGGCGCAAGCGAGCGGCCGCGCGATCGCACGCTTCGGTCGAGCGATCGGGCCGGCGCTCGCCGAAGGCTTCAGCGTGGGCAGAGCCGCGATGACGACGTTTGTGCGCGTGATGATCACTCAATCGCGCTTGCTCGGTGCCGCAGGCCTCGCCGGCGGCAGGGTGGCGTGGGGCTGGCTCGTCACGGCCGCGATCGCAGTCAAAGAAGCGCTGCTGATCATCGGCGCGGCGGTCATCGGCGCATCGGTCGGCGTGATCCTCGCGACGACCGCGGCGCTGATCGCGTGGCTCGTCGTGGCGTGGGAGGTCTACCACTACTGGGACGATCTCAAGGCGGGCATGTCGCACGTCTTCGACAACCTGAAGCAAACGCTCGACGACTTCATCGGCTGGGTGTTCAAGTGGGGGCTGCGGCTGGCGACGCTCGGCCTGTCGCGCGCGTTCGAAAAGGACGAGGCCGCGACGCAGGGAGAGCGCGACGTCAACGCGGACATCGAAGCGCGGCGCGCGAAACCGCAGCTCAACCCCGCAATCGCGGCTGCAGCCAACGGCGGCAAGTCACCGAACCTCACCATCCACGAGGTCAACGTCAGCGTCACCGACATGGACCACAAAGGTGATCCGAAGCGCGCCGGTGAACGCGTCGTTTCAGGCATCGCGGAATCTTCCGCTCTGGACACGATGTGGCTGCAGCTTGGCGGCGCGTGAGCGCGGCTACCAACTTGGTTATTTGTGGTAGGTACTCGGACATGTCGGACGAAGCGACCACCCCGCGCGGCCGCACTCTGACCCATCGCCGGATCACCGAGCTCGAGCAGCGCACCAAGGCGCTCGAGCGGCGCGTGTTGCGCGTCGCGCTCATCGTCGGTGGAACACTGGGCGTGTTGATCCTGCACTTGTGGCTACACGCTCATGGCTGACGAAACCGAACGCGCCGCGCAGCCTCCGCGCGACAAGAGGCCGACGGACCTGCCCGCGGCCGCAAAGCGCGCGCTTGGCCCCGCGCCGGCGCGCATTCCGTGGTGGTACGAGGACGACGACGAGCACGTCTGGGATCGCTTGCAGCTCGGCAAGCACGTGATGCCCGGCATTTGGAAGGTGTCGTGCGTGTGTGCGCGCGACATCGACAAGAAGAAGGGCAAAGGCAAAGACGGCGCGAAGATCAAGGATCGCGGCTACGACGCTGCGGAGGTCTCGTTCGTCGGCAAGCTCGAGTCGAAGGACGATTGGCAGGCGCTGCAGCAGATCTTGCCCGACATCCACCCGCGCAAAAAAGGTGGCAAGCGCAAGGACATGACCGCGGCGCATCCGTCACTCGCCGTGATGGGTGTCACGCGCATCTACGTCAAGAGCATCAAGGCTCCCGAGATCGAAGACGGCATCATGGAGATGACGATCGAAGCGATCGAGTTCATCCCGTCGCCACCGAAAAAGATCGACGACTTCCCGACGGTTTGGCAGCTCGGCAATACGCGGATTGAAGTGCCGTTCGAGGGTGTGCTGCCCATCTCTCCGGTGCAGCAGTTTTTGGACGAGACGCGCGCGGCGGAAATGGAAAAGATCACGGCGAAGGGCTACGAGCCGCCGCCGAAGCCCGACACCAACTTCAGCGAGGAGTACGGCAAATACAACGAAAAGTGGAAGCTCCTTCCGAAGCTCCCCGGCCGCGTGACCACCGAGTAGCACGAAAAACATGACCGCCTCCGTCAACGGCAAAGACGTGCTTGCGGCCACGATCACCGAGGCCGTCACCGGCGCGTGGTCGGCCGAGCTCGAGCTCGACAGCGAAGAGAAGATCTCCGGCCGCGTGACGATCGACATCGACGGGGTTGCGTGGTTCGGGACGGTCACGCGCGGCGAGCTCGAGAGCGGCCGCTTTCACGCGCAAGTGGTCGGCGGTAACGGCGCGCTCGGAAAAGAGCTGCCGGCGAAGCACTATCTGCGCGCACGCACGCTGTTGCATTTGACCGAAGTGACGGCCGCCGGCGGCGAGAAACTTTCGAAGGATACTGACGCGCGCGTGCTCGAGCGCGCGACCGCACGCTACACGCGCAGACGCGCAACCATCGGTGCGTCGGTCGCGCAGATCGCACGCGAGTCCAAAGCCAACTGGCGCTTCTTACGCGACGGCACGCTCTGGCTCGGCACCGACAGCTGGCCGGCCTCGAGCGCGAAGTACGACGAGCTCGAGCGCAGCCACACGGCGATGGTCGTGTCGGTCGAAGAGCCCCTGATCACGGTCGGCACGACGCTCTCGATCGACGGGGTGGCGCGCAAGATCATCACCGTGGTGACTCGGGTCAACAGCTCCGAGCTCACGCAAGCGCTGACGTTTGCCGACGATGCGTCCGCCGTCGACCGCATGCGCCGGACGTTTACGGGCATCGTCGAATCGCTCTTCGGGCACCGCATGGACTTCGGTGCGTGGTACCCGGCGCAGGTCGTCGCGCAGGTCGACGACGACACGGTGGATCTGTACCCCGACGACGAGCTGATGCGCGGGACCGGCATTTCGCGTGTGCCGCTGCGCCACGGGCTACCGGGCTGCACGGTGAAGGTGAAGCCGGGCTCGCGCTGCATTCTCTTCTACGAAGACTGCGATCCGAGTAAGCCCGCGGCGGGGCTGTGGGCCGACGGCTCGAGCGTGCTGTCGATTGCGATCGATGCCGATACCAAGCTGACGTTGAAAGCACCGACGGTACAGATCGACGGGGACCTCACGGTCAGCGGCACAGTCACTGCGAGCGACTGCATCGCGGCGCCGCAGCCGGATCTGCCCGTGCCGTTGCCCGCGGTCTCGCTCCAAACGCACGTGCATCTAAGCACGGCGCCCGGTAACCCAACCGGCACTCCGATCCCTCAACCACCACCCTGACTATGACCCCACTCGTATTGTTCTTGATCATCTCGGCGGCGCTGCTCTTCGTGCGTGCCGTCCCTGCGCGGCCTCTACCGCCGAGCGGTGTGGATTGGCTAGCGGCGCTGCTCTGCTTGGTGATTTTCCTCTTCGTCTTCGTGTTCCCGCAAAGCGTGCACTTCAGCGCAAAGCCGATTTGGCAACGCCCGCAGATCGCTCTAGAGTGGCGAACGTTATGTCGACATCGCTCAGCATGGGACAACGCATCAAGCTCGCGCGCGACAAAGCAGACCCGCCTGTTTCGGCGACCATGCTCGCGCGTTTACTCGGATACGCGAAACCGCAAAACAGCTGGTGGCGCATCGAGACCGGCAAGCGCGGTCTGACTCCGGCTCAGGTCGCGATCATCGCGAAGGCCCTCAACGTGTCGTGCGATTGGCTCATCACCGGCCGTGAGTCGCGCGTGCGTCCACAGAAGCGCGCGGCGTGAAGGTCCTACGGCTCGGCATCCCACGGCTGCATCGGCTCGGGATATGCCCGCGCCGATGTTACATCTGCAGACGGAAGCGACGACAGCGCGCACGATGAGCAACATCAAGGTCAAAGAGCTGTACGCGGGCGAGTGGGTCTCGGCGCAGCAGCTTGCGGATGGCCAATCGCTCGACCGGCCGATCTACGTGAAGCACTGGCTCAACGGCTCGTACATGAGCCTGCGCGACGTGCGAAAACTCGCGGCCGAGTTCAACGCCGCGATCGATGCGCTGATCGCGGCAGGTGTCGCCGAGCGGAGCTAGCAGTGAAGGGCTCGATCAAAATCACGCTCAATCCGTACATGCGTGATGACGAAATCATGGTCGGGCCGAAGCTCTACGAACAGTTCAAGAAGCTGCCCGGCGGGCCGGATCCCGCGCTGCCGGTGTTCCCACTCTCGCCGTGCCCCGACAACTGGTGTTCGTGTTGCGCGCTGAACTGCGCGGTGCAGCGCGTGGTCAGTGGCGTGTGCCAGACGTGCGAGCACGCGGTGAGCGAGCACAAGGCGAAAGAGTGGCGCGCGCTTGATAGGCCCGCAGGCACTCGCACTCACTGTCCGCACGGCTACCACACAGATTGGCAGTGCCCCGAGTGTTTGCGCGAAGGCGGCCACTACTTCAACGCCGACGACATTAGGTTCGCGAGCGATGCCTTGCCGCTGGTCGCCGCCGATGAGACTTCGAAAAAACCGACAAAGTAGCACCCCGCAGAACACGGTTGCGCTCCCGGCTTAGCCCCCGCAACGCGACAACTGCCAACGGCGGCGCACGCATGGGCTAGCAGTTACAGGCGCCGCCGTTGGCTGCGGACTTTCCCCATGTCCACCTACGCCGTTGACCGCCGCTCAGCGCTCGGGGTCACGCTCGGGTCACGGCCGCTCGGCGTGTGCCGTGCCGCGGTGCTCCGGGTCGAGCTCGCGCGGCGCTTCTACCGTTGTGAGATCGCGCGGCCGCGCGCGATTGCCGAGATTGCGCAGCCTGCGCTCACGTTCGCGCTCGAGCGCAGCGCCCTGTCGCTCGAGATTGCGCTGCGGCCGAGCCGCTTCGAGCTGCAGAAGCTGTGGCGCGTGACCGTGGCTCAGTGGCCGATCTGGCGCACCCGCATCGAGTACGTCACGCACCTGGGCGAGGTCGTCACCGTCAACGGCGAGCCTGTTTGGGTCGAGGTGATCGAGATCGTTCGCGACTAAACGGAAAGAGCAGATGCCAGAGCTCACAACGCTGGGCGAGCTATTGGCGGCCACGAGCGAGCCGTTCGAGACGCGCTCGGAGCTGACCCGCTCGAACAAGCGCATGCCGGCGCTGCTGACGACGGCCGACGGTCAGCTTGCCTGCGCGATCCCGATCACCGCGATGCCGGCGGCGTTTGTTGGCGTGTGCTTCAACGGCGTCATGCAGTCGGACCTCGGCGACGGCACGCGCGCGCTGGCCAGTTGCTACTTCAGCCGCGACGGCGGCGCGACGGCGCTCTTTTGGAGTGAGGTGACGCTCGGCGACCTCCTCTACTGGCAGGGCACGGTCGCGATGCATGAGTGCGCGCCATCGGACGTGTTCGACTTTGTCTACGAAGAAGGTTGAGATCCAATGTTGATCGACGGCAAACAGCTGCGCGACGGTACGATCGCAGCCGCGAAACTCGCGAGCGCATTTCTCGCGACGATTTTGCGCGCGGACGGCTCGGTCACCTGGACTGGCACCGTCAACGCGGGCAGCCAGCGGATCACGAGCCTCGGGGCTCCGCTACTCGACACCGATGCGGCGCGGCTCGCGGACATCTACGCGATCCCGTGGAAGGACAAGTGTCTGTGCGCGACGACGGGTAACCACGCGCTGTCGGGGCTTGCCGCAATCGACGGCGTCACGCCGGTCGCGACCAATCGCATCTTGGTGCGCGCGAATACGGCGGGGGCCGAGAACGGCATCTACAACGCGGCGGTCGGCGCCTGGACGCGCGCGGCCGACGCGGACAGCGCAGCCGAAGTCCGCGGCTTCCACGTCCACGTCGAGCAGGGCACGCTCTACGCGAACCACGACTTCGCGCAGACCGCCGACAGCGTGACGCTCGGCACAACGCCGCTTACCATCGTCGACCTCGGCATCGGCACGCAGGCTGCGTTCGACGTCTCGAGCAACAAGGGAATGACTGCGTCGGTCACCACGACCGACTTTCAAGTGGCGTGCGCGACGGCGCTCGTGACGACTCCGGCGCAAGACGCGTACGTACGCATCTCGGTCAATGGCCTGGGCGCGACGCTCGGCGATGGCGTCAAAACCAAAGACTGTTATTTCTCGAGCGACGGTGGCACGACCGCGAAGACGATCGCGAACATCGCCGCCGGCGACTTGTGTTACTGGGTCGGCACCGTGGCTCTCTACCAGCTCGCGGCGACCGACATCATCGACTTCGAGTACGCGGCGTAAAGCGAAATGCCGCTCGACGGAAAGCAGATGCGCGACGGCACGGTGCCGCCGCCGAAGCTGTGCGCGCCGCTGTCGGTTGCGTACGCGTCTGCGCTCAGTCTCGACACTGCGCTCTGCAGTGACTTCGCGATCGGCGCGCTGACGGGGAACCTCATCGTCACGCTCGCAAACCCTGCGGCCGGCAGACGCGGCACGATCGCAGTGCGGCAAGACGCGACGGGCGGCCGAACGGTGCAGATCATCGCAAGCGGTTTCGTGCGCTACCGCGACACGGACCTCGCGAACCTCGACGCCGGCAGCGCCGCGCGCGCGATCACGCTGTACTCGTACGAGATGAGCGTCGTTGCGGGCGAAGCGGTGCTCGAGCTCGGCCGCAAACTCCTCGCGCTCGCAGACCCGCTCGGCTTCGACGGCGATCACAGCGACTTCTTGTACGACGGCGACCACACGACGGTGCTCACGTACGGCTGAGTTTGTCCGATGGATCTCAGCACTAAACTCGACGCGACCCTGCGTTACTTCGCGGGCCTGTACGGCGTTGCACCAAACCTCGACGGGACGCTGCTCGCCGCAGGTTCGGTGCCGTATTCGAAGCTCGACGGGCTGCCCGTGTTGCACGTGGGCTTCACGGCGACCAATGCCGCGTACGTGATTCCGGCTGGCTACAAGCTGATCGGTGCGTGGTTACGGCCGGGTGCGTGGGGCGGGTGCGGCGGTGCCAGTGGTGCCGGTGGTAGCAGCGCAAGCACGGTGAGTGGCGGCGGCGGCGCCGGCGGACACGGCGGCAGCTCGTGCTCGATCGCGTACACGGATGTCGATGCACCGGCCGGTTCGACGCTGGTGATCACGGTCGGTGTCGGTGGTGTCGGTGGTGCGGGCGGAGCGTCCGCTGCCGCGGGCATCGCGGGTAACACCGGGTCCGCCGCGGCGGTCGTCCCGACTGACACCTCGATTGCGATCTCAGGTGGCGCGACGCTCGTCACCGCGTCGCGTCTTCCGTCGTCCGTCGGGCCGGGCAGCACCTCTGCGGGCGGCCTAGTTGCCGGATCTGGCGGCGGCAGCAACACCGGGACCCCAAGGTGGCCCTCGAACACGAACGGGCTCGCGGGATCCGGTGGAGGCAACGGCAACACCGGGGCGAGCGCGGGCGTCGCGAATCCGTCTCTGCTGACTGTGCTTCCGTTCGGCGCGCAGTCCTACGTCAACGTTCCGTCCTTCGGCATCAACGGCACCGCAAGTGGCACACAAAAAGGCGGCGGCGGTGGTGGCGGCGGCGGCGCGAGCTCCCCGGGTGATGAGTGTGCGAGCGTGCTCGGCGCACTGCCTGCAGCTACGAGCGGCGCTGCGGGCAACGGCGGCGCCGGTGGCAATGGCAATAACGCGGGTGTCGGTGCCGCGGGCGTCGCGGGCGGCAACGGCACCGACGGCACGATGGGCCGCGGTGGTGGTGGCGGCGGTGGCGGCGGTGGTGGTGGTGCCGGATCAGTCACGGGTGGCGCAAGTGGCGCGGGCGGCAACGGCGGCAACGGGTCCGCGGGCGCAGTGATCCTCGTGCTCGCGGCCGCGTGATCACACCATGAGTTTCGATCTCAGCGCGAAGTTCGACGCGACGCTGCGCTACATCGCGGGCACCGGGCTCTACGGCGTTGCGACCAATCTCAGTGGTGCGCTGCTCGCGGCAGCCTCGCTCGCATACGCGAAGATGATCGGAGCGCCGGTGCTGCTGGTGGGCTTCACCGCGAGCGACCCCGCGTACGTGATTCCGACCGGCTACAAGCTGATCGGTGCGTGGTTACGGCCGGGCGCGTACGGCGGGTGGGGTGGCGGCGGCGGTTACTTCGGCGTTAGTCCGAATGGCGGCGGCGGCGGCGGCGGTGGCAAAGCCGGCGGCTCGTGTTCGATCCGGTACGCTCCGGTCGAAGCACCCGCGGGTTCGACGTTGGTTGTAACGGTCGGCCTCGGAAGCGCGGGCGGTGCCGGCGGCGTGGGCGCCACTGGACAAGGGCAGGCTTCGCCGGCGCCCGGCATTACTGCGATCGCGATCTCGGGCGGCGCGACACTGATCGTCGCGACGCCCCCGATCGTTGCGGCGGGGATCACCGCAGGCGCCACCAATAGCGCTGTCGTCGCCGGCGCAGCGGGGATGGTGCGCTGGCCTTCGAACGCGAGCGGCATGTCGTCCGGTGCGGGCGGCAGTGGCGCGGGCGGCGCCGACGCTACAGTGCCCGTGCTTGGCAGTGTCCTGACGTTTGGCGATGACGCCTACGTCGATGTGCCGCTCGCAGCTGCAACCGGCGCCCTGAGTGCCGGCGGCACGCGCTTCGGTGGCGGCGGTGGTGGTGGTGGCGGCTCGTCATCCCCCGGGGACGAGCGTGCGAGCGTTTTAGGTGCGCTGCCTGCAGCTACGAGCGGCGTCGGCGGCGCCGGTGGTGCAGGTGGCGCCGGCAATGATTCCGGCGCCGGAGTTACGGGCGGGACCGGCAGCGTCGGTACCGTCGGCACGATGGGCCGCGGCGGTGGTGGTGGTGGTGGTGGCGGTGGTGGTGGCGCGAGTTCGACTGGCTCGCCCAATAACGCGGGCTCGGGTGGCGCGGGCGGCAGAGGCTCCGACGGCGCAGTGATCCTCGTGCTCGCGGCCGCGTAAGAGTTTGGTTTCCACAACGGAGAAACGCACATGGAGTTCCAGGTCCCCGAAGCCCCGATCACTGAAAACCAGCGCGCCACGCTCATCGGCGTGATGAACACGTGCATCGCGAACAAGCAGCCCGAGCACCAAGACACCGCCGAGATCTACTGCATTTTGCAGGGGCTTCTGCTGCTCGTGCAAAACCCGCCCGAGCCGCCCGAAGAAGAGGAATGATCGCGGCCCATGACGGTGTTCATCTACGATCCGCTCGTGACGGACTCGAACTTCGAGCCGATCACAGTCGAGATCAAGCGCAACGGGCGCTTGGTCTCGCTCGAGGGCATGACCGGCACGATCCGCGTGCAGGACGAGGATTCGCACGAGCTCATCGTCGACAACAAGCCGACCACGCTCCTGTCGCCCGGTTACGCCGAGTACTACTTCAGCCCGGACGAAGTCGCGAAAATCAAACGAGCGAGCGTGTGGCTCGTGGAGTGGCGGATCATCGACGCCGCCAACGACCGCGAGCTCCGCATGATCCCTGCAAAACTGCCGGTCGTGCCCAAGCTATGAACAGCATCGCAATGTGCGCGCTGATCACGATCAGCGCGTGCGGCTACTCCGAAGCCGAAATGCAGCTGCAGCGCGACAAGAGCGAGCGGCTGACCACGGCGCTCTACAAGCTCGACGAAGACGCGACGACCGTGCGTGCGCGCGCGGAAAAGCTCGCGATCGCAAACATCGCGCTGCAGCAGAAGCTCGAACAGTGCCCCCCCACCGCCCGCGAATAAGTAGCGTCTAGCTAGTTATGGCAACCGACGACGAGATCTTTGGCGTTGACCTCGATGGGATCGAGGACGTCGACTTCGAGTTTTCGCCGGTGCGCGACCCGCTCCGCGGCGTCGCGCAAGCGGTCGCGCGGCGCTGGCTCACCCGTCGCGGCTCGCTCTGGTACGACCAGGACTACGGCTACGGCGTGGGGCAGCACCTGGGCGCGGCGTTCGTCACAAGTCCCGGCATGCTCGAAAACGAGCTCGAGCAAGAAGCACTCAAGGACGAGCGCGTCGCGTCGTGCAGCGTGCGCGTCACCTTTTTCCCGCAGGGCCGGACGCTCAAGATCACCGGCGCGCTCGTTTCGGTGCGTGGTCCGGTGACGCTGACGCTCACCGTCTCGGAGCTGACCGCGGCGAAAATCGCGATCGCGGTCTGAACAAAAATCCATGACTTTCTACACGTACGCGCAGCTCGCGAACGGGCTCACGATCGAGGAGGCGCGCGAAACGGTCGTCGCGATGCTCGTGTCGCTGAAGTTCCGCAACGCCGCCAGCTGGCAGTCGGGAAGCTGGCCGCTCACGCTCGGCGTCGAGCTGCCGGCGCTATGTTTGGTGCAGATGCGCGGGCTCGCAGCCGCGATGTCTCGGCAGGGTTTCAACGAGACGGCCGAAGCCGAGTTCTCGACGATCTTCTCAAAGAGTCACTACGACAACGACCGGCTGCCGGCGGTGCGTACGCGCGGCACGCTCGTGCTCACGAACACGGGCGCGATCCCTTACAACCTCGACGCGAGCGAAGTGGTCGCAGCGACGCTCGACGGAAAGTACACCTACCGCAACGTCGCTCCGATCGCGCTTGAGGCTGCGGGCAATCCGAACGCGACGCGCTCGGCGCTGTTCGAAGCGGAGCTCGCGGGCTTCGAGGGCAACCAGCCGACTGACACGATCCGCGTCCTGAACACGACGCTCGCCGGCGTCACGGTCAATAACCCCGGTTCGTGGATCACGCAGGTCGGCGCCGAAGCCGAAGAGACTCCGCAGCTGCGGCTGCGCAACAGCACGAAGTGGGCTTCGCTCGCCGTCGGCGCTCCGGGCGCAGCCTACGAGTACTGGGCGCGCAGCGCGGACCCGGCGGTCAAACGCGTCTGGGTCGACGACAATAATCCACTCGGCCCTGGCACGCTGAAGGTGTGGGTCGCGAGCGACGGCCCGGTCGACATGTCGAGCAGCATCAGCAAGATCGTCCAGCTCTTGGACGGCACGACCGATGGCCACGTGCGGCCGCCGATCGGCGCGCTCGTGAGCGTCGGCCAAGCGGTCGCGAAAAACCTGCCCGTCGTAGGGGTCGCGTACATCGCAGCGGACTACCAGAGCACCGCGATCGCTGCGATGGACAAAGCGATCAAGGAGCTCTACCGGACGTTGCCGATCGGCGGGATTCGCAGCGGTCCGGAGGAGCAGGGCATGCTGCCGCTGTCCTCGATCTACGGCGCGATCATGAAGGTCCCGGGCGTCGTGAACTTCAAGCCGACGACGCCGAGCCCGGACGACCCCGGCGAGGGCGATCAGTTGCTCGAGCAAAACGAGTACGCGGTGCTCTCGAGCCTGTCGATCGAGCCGCGGATCGTGATGAGCGTCTGAATGACCAGGTTTCGCGATTGGATCGCGGAGTTTTCGAACAAGGCGCTCTCCGGCGAGGCCGCGCAGCGCTTCGCGGTCGGCATCTGGGGATCGCTACTCGACTCGAGCTCCGAAGCGATGGAGCAAGCGCTGTATCTGCCGTCGCTCGCGATGGGCGACGGCAAAGCCGAGGACGTGCTCGCGCTGCTCGGCACCGAGCGGCGCATGCCGCGGTTTCCGCACGAGTCTGCCAGCAGCTATCGGCTGCGGCTCATGAACGCGTGGGAGGCGTGGCGCTACGCCGGCACGAGCACCGTCGTTTTGCAGCAGCTCGACGCGATGGGGCTGTCTGCGGAGATCCGCGAGCCGGTCGACTGGGACTGGGACGGCAACGCCGCGGACTGGTCGCGGTTTTGGGTGGTGATCAAGCCGCCGCATCCCTGGGTGCGCGCGTATCGCTACGGGGCGCCGCCCACCGGCGACGGCAAGCACTTTCATGATCCGCTCGTCACGTACGGCTCCAACATGACGATCTACGAAGTCCTGGCGCTACGCGGCTTGGTGCGGCAGTGGAAGCCGGGTCACGTGCGCTGTCAGTACATCATCGTGGTGTTCGATCAGGCCGCCTGGGACCTGCAGCAACCCGACGGCACTTGGAACGTCCACAGTCACCGCAACCCAGCCGCGATGTACATTCCGGGCTGAAACTGGACCTCTACCAATCTGGCCATGTGCGGGGGCTAGTCGATTGGGACCATTTGCCGAGCGCCCCCAGACTGGAACACTGATGGGCGGGGATGGCCGCGCGCGTCAGTCGTCGTTTTTTGCTCTGGGGCGCTCTCGCGGCCGCCGCCAATGCATCGTGTTCGCCGCGGTCCGGCTCCGGTGCGCGTTCGACATCTCCGGTTAGAACCATGGAATACACCCCGAACGACGAGCACCACGCCACGATCGCGACGCCCGAAGACGGCGAGCTTGTAGACGCCGCGAGCCTCGTCGGGCTCCAGCAGCTGGCCGACAACATCGAGCACGAGCGCGTCGTCAACGCCGCCGTGCATGCGCGCGTGGCGTTCAAAGACCAAGAAAACGAGTTCACCGAGAACCAGCACATCGACGGCGCGCTCGTTACGACCGGCGACATCACGAGCGGTCACCACTTGATCGCGGGCGACAGCATCTACACCGGCCCCGGCGGCAAGGTGTCCTCGGACACGCACCTCGAAGCGGGCGCGCACATCTCCGCGGGCGGTCATCTCTCCGTCGATGCCTGGATTCACGCGGGCCAGGCCATCGATACCGACACGGACATCCATGCCGACGGCAACATCGACGCGGACGGCAACATCGACGCGGACGGCACCGTCCATGCCGACGGCAACATCACGAGTGGCGCAGAGATCACGAGCGGCGGCAACATCACGAGCGGTCACCACCTGATCGCGACCGACAGCATCTACACGGGCAATACTGTCGACTGCAAGGTCAAGTCGTTCGGACGCATCGAAGCCGACGGTGTGATCGAAGCGGTCGGCGCGATCAAGTCGCACGACTACGTCCTAGCAGACGATTTCCGGTACCCGGCCGCGACCGCATCGACGCTGCAAGTGGCGCTGTCCGAAGCGCAGCTCTACCACTTGAGCCCCGGCACCCACGAGGTCACCTACGAAGCCAGCGAAGACGCCTTGCACTGCAGTGGCCCTGGCCACGCCACGGTGCGCTTGCGGCTGCCGGCAGGCGCGACGCTCGTCGCGGTGGATGTGCTGCACCGGCAGGACACCGACGACGCCGGCGATGCGAACAGCTTCCGGCTGCGCAGTAAGACCGTCTCGTGGACGGGCGGCGGGTCGGTCGGGACCACACTCTGGGTCATCGAACCCTTGCTCCCGGCGCCGGCGCTCAAGGACCTGCAGTCGGGGTCGTTTGTGACGTCGATCGACGGCCACAACCGCGTCGTCGCTGACAACGAAGTGATCACGCTCGACATCGCCATGAACACGGCGGGCAACCTCATCGAAGCCGTTCAGGCGCGCATCATCAATCCCGGCCCACGTAACACCTGATGCCTCCCTACCTCGACGACCTTCCCGGGATCAAAACCGTGCGCGCGCTCGGTAGCGCGCCGGTACCGCAGCGTGCAGCCCTCAGCTTCGAGGGCGCGGTGTCGGCTGCAGACGACCCGGTGAACGAGCAGACCGTGGTGACGTTCGAAGGCGGCGGGGCGGTGGTGCAGGCGATCGACGTCGAGGTCGGCACCGACGAGTCCCTGCTCGCGCACGCAGAGCTGGCGGCGGCAGACCTCGTGCGCATCGCCGCGCAGGACGACGAGGGCGGGCCGGCTGCGGTCCGCGGGCTCGATACGACGGGGTTACTCACGGTGCGCAAAACGCTCGTGAACCTCGGCCCGTCCGCGCTGCTCTTGGTGCACGACGCGAGCGAAACCGACGCGGCGCACCGCTTGCTGCTGCCGGGCTCAGAAGATCTGTGGCTGCAGGTCGATCAATGCGTCGAGCTCGTGTACGTGCCGGCGGGCACGGGCATCAGCGCGGGCTGGCGAGCGGTTGCGTGAGTACGCAAAGCGTGTTCGACATGCTCGGCCTGTGTGAGCTGCGCGACCACGGCGCTCCACTGCCGCGCAGGCACGGCCTGGCGTTTGCGAATGCCGACGTTGTCGACGACGGTAAGCGCACCCGCGTCGTGCCCGGCGGCGTGCCCGGCGTCGTCACGCGGCTCAGCGCCACGATCGGCGACGGCGATTGGTCGAGTTCGATCCTGATCAGTGGCGACGGTGGAGACTTCGCCTACCGCGTCTACGATATGACCGCCGGCGACTGGTTCGGGCGCGGAGCCGACTTTTCTAGTGCGTCAGTCATTGAGCTCAAGACTGCGCTCGCGAACCCCGACGACATCATCGTGATTACCGGGCTGCCGCCGACGGCGGCAGCCGTGCGCAAGGCGATCATCAACCACGGCCCGAGCAACGTCTCGCTGAGCTCGCCCCAGGGCGCTGTCGTCGCGGGCTCGGTGCGCTCGGTCATGAGTGCCGTTGCGCCGCAGTCGGCCGCGGCTCTGCTCTTGGACCCGACCGATCAGCGCTGGATCGCGCGCACGCGCTTCGAGGCGGTGCCTGCCGAAGCGCTCGTGGACGACGACAGCGAGGAGCCGCTCACGCACGACGATGACTTTCTCGTCGATGGGTAAAAAAACATGGGCATTCCACTGAGCACGAGACTCAACGACACGCTCGAGAAAGATGACGACGGCTTGTACGGCGTTTCTGAGAGTGTGCTCGCCAGCATTTTGGCGGCGGCGGCCGCGGCACCACTCACGGCAGCGCAGTCCGGGTCCGCGATCGCAACGTACCCCACGCCGGCGGACATACCCGGCTTGACGGATCTCTCCGTCTCATCGACGGGCATCTACTTGCTGGAGCTGACGGGACGCGCGATTCGCAACCCGTCGCACACGACCGCGCGCTGCGTGGTCGCACCGGCCGTGCTTTCTGGCGCGATGACATGGCTCGGCGACTTCTGGGGTTACGACTTCGGCGCGAGCACGCCGCGCGTCGGTTCCACGGCTTCGACGGGCAGCTCGACCGGCATCACGCTTCCGGCAGCAGTCGTGCCGGTGATCCTGCACTTGTGGGTGCGGATCGCGGTCTCCGCGCTGTCTGCGGGCGCGTGTCACTTCAAAATGCAGCTGCACGGTGCGACCGGGTCCACCGACGGCGATCAGATCCAGCTCGAGGACGCAGTGGCGAAGGTCACCAAGATTGCATGACGCTGCAAACACCCCCACCGCGGCAGCCAGCGCACTACGTCCGCGCGCGTGGTGAGATCGGGCAGAAAGAAGCGCCCGGCACCGCCGACAATCCGCGGATCGTCGAGTACCTGAGAACGACGAACCTCGACAAGAAGTACTGGCACGACGCGACCGCGCACTGCGCCGCGTTCGTGTGCTGGGTGCTCGAGCAAGAGAAGCTCCCGAACCCGCGCTATGCGAAAGCGCGCAACTTCCTCCACTACGGCTCGGCGCTCACCGAGCCGCGTCTCGGCTGCTTGGTGATCCTCTGGCGCACGACCAAGGACGCTCCGAGGGGTCAGGTCGGCGACGGCCACATCGGCTTCTACGTGAAGAGCTCGGCCGAGCGACTGCTGCTACTCGGCGCGAACCAACACAACGAGGTCTGCGAGCAGTACTACCCGGCGATCCGCTTGCTCGAGTACCGCTGGCCGCCGGGCGTGCCGCTGTTGTGATCGTGCGACATGCAGTCCATCCACGTTCCGTCCTCAGTCGTCAAAAAGACGATCGGACGGGTCGTGCTTGGCCTGCTGGCGTTGCTCGGCACTGCGAGCGCGACGGGCATCACGCTCGCGTGGCAGTGGATCGTTGCGCGCATCGACGGGCCCGCGGTCGCGACGATGATCGCGCCTACGTCGCTCGCGGCGCAGGGCGCGGCCGCGGACGCCCATCACGCATCGAGCCTTTCGAACGTCCACCAGGCCGAGCTCGCCCTGGTGTGGCGCGAGCTCGTGTACATGCATGCCGAGCTCGAGGTGCACCGGCGGTACTCGAAAGCGCCCGACAAGGGAGCGCTGCTCGAGCGCGCGCGCAAGTTCTACGGTGACGCGTACGAGACCGATCGCGAAGAGAACAAGAACGAGCCCCCGAGTTTTTCTGCGCGCCGCGTGATGCGGCTCACCTGGCGGCCCGACCAATGAACCCCCGTGCGCGCGTCCAAGATCAGCTCGAGCTGATCCTCAAAAACGTCCGGGACGCAGGTGCGGACATGTCGCCAAAGCGGCAGTTCGCGCTGCAGCTTGCCCTACTCGAGGTCTACCGCCGTGGCGGTGACGACCGGGTTTCGAGCCGGCTCGAGCCCGAACCGGAGCGCTCGAGCGAGCGGCAGCGGCCAAGCACTCGCCCGACGCGGCGGCCGCGCGTACCATGAGCGTGGTTCCCTCTGAGAGAGACTGACACCCTCTCGCTCTTACGACCCCCGAAAGCCCGACTTCGCCTTCACCGGCGGGGTCGGGCTTTTTGCTATTCCGTCAGCTCGAGCTCGCGCGTGCGGGCCAGGCGCTCGCGCGCGGTAAACGCCGGGTCGTTGCTGTTCGAAGGCCGCACGATCTGGGCGTGCACCTCGCTCACCCCGCGCAGCTGCCGGATCGCTTCCATGATCGAACGTAGCTCGCAGGCGTTGTGCGGCTGGTGCTCGAGCACGACCGTGATGGTGACCATCTTACACCTCCACTCATGCCCGAACATTAGCACGGTTGTGTCGTGCCGCTAACGGCGGCGCTTCACTCGTCGGGCAGCAAGCCGTTGCGCTTGAGCCAGTCGCAGATCGGCTCGCTGTGCACGACCACACCGCGGCAGTCCGTTGCGCCGTGGTCGTCGTCTCTGTGCGCTTCACACGCAAACCACTGCAACCGGCTGGCGTCGGTGCAAATGAGCGTTGCGGGCTTACCGCACCGAGTCTCCTCACTGAGTGGTCCGGTGCAACGCCGGTCCATCATGTCGCCAGCTTTCCCAACAGCGTGCACGCGTAGTCCACCGCGCCGGGCCAGGTGGATCGAAAGTCGCTGTCGGGGTGCAGCTCGAAGCGGCACACCATGCGCACGAGCTCGTCGAGCAGGCCGACGGCGATCGCATCTGAGCCGACCGTGAACTGGTGCACGACGTCGAGCGGCTGCATGATCTTCAGCGTCTCGCGCACGTCCGGATCAATGCCGTCGCGAGGTTCGATTGCTGCGACCATCAACTCATGGCTGTGGTGGTTGTCGGCCGGCGGCAAACCGGGTTCGTCCCGCAAGTGGACCACACCGATGAGCCAGTATTCCCACGCCGCGTGCAGCCCTGGGCAGCACACGAGGTAGCGTCCGAGGCTCGTTCCCATCCCGTTTTCGACGGGCTCGAGCTTCCAGCTCTGCCGGCGGTGCGAGCGGGGATCGATCGCGAGCCCACTGGCAAGAACCATTCTCGTGATCTGTTCGTTGGGTTCGCGCGTGAACTCAAAGTCAGCAGGACGCATTTTGTAGATCTCCAGTGCCGCTCACGCGCGGACTCCTCGGTGCACGTGCGCCGGCAAAAAATGTGAAAGCGGACCTCCCTGCTTGTTCGCTTTGATCCAGGGCTTCAGGTGCGGTCGGCCCTTGTCTCGCTCGATCAGCCCGACCCACGTTTCGACAGGCGGGACGGCGCCGGCGAGCTCGCGCGCCACAAGGACGGCCTCTTTGCGCTCGGGGTCTTGCTCGGGGAGCGCCCCAGCCGAGACCCGGTAGGGATCGGCGCCGATCCAGCATTCCGAGACGGCGTAGATCGCTTGCGCACGCAGCCCGTCGCACACATTACGCACGCTGTTGACGAGCCAGTGCTGGAAATCGATATAGCCCGCGTTGCCCGCCGGCTCGCCCTCGAGTTCCACCCACGCCAAAGTGATCCCTTGCTGAGCGTCACCCGGCACGATGTACGCGTGCCAGTTGAGAGAGCGCTGCGACCGAAACTGTTCGGCGGCGAGCGCGAGGATGAACTTCAACACCCGTTCGTGATCGCGGATCTCGTCGAGTAGCAAATCCAGCTCTTGAATCTTGATCTCTCGTCGCGGCGGGGTGTGCATCACAGCCTCACGTATTCCTTGGTTGCATCACCGTCGGGCCGTCGGCGACCGCTCCGGAGGTGACGAAACCACCCGTCGACCGGATCGCCGTCGCCCTCCCAGAGCGCGGCGGCAACGATCGCGAGCATAGGATCCGAGTAGTAGTACGCGTCGTCGATGGCGGAGGAGTCCATCCGGCCAAAACACACACGCGCGCCGCCGAAGATCGCGTACACGATGACTTCGAAGCCGTTGGGCAGCGGCTTCCAGTAGAGCGAGTGGTGTTCGCGGTCGGCGGGTTCGCTCATGTGTCCTCTTTCGGCCGAAACAGCTGCGTGTAGTCATCCGCCGCAAGCGCGGCGAGCTGGTCCTCCGGCACCCCTTCGGCTGCGAGCGACGACACGATGCAGGTGCCGAAGACGGCGCGCATCTGACTGCGCTCGCTCAGCATCGAGGCGACCGCCATGTGCATGTTGTCGGGATCGGGCACGGCCGCGTGCACGACGATCGTCACGCCGAGCTCGGCCGCGCCAGGGCCGCGCTTCATCAGCTCGCGCTGGCAGCGCTGCAAGAGCACCTGCGCGATCGCGAACTTGTCGAGCAGCTTGTTCATACCGACGGCCTTTGCAGCCGCAGCTGTTCGCGCATGCGCCTCCACTGGTAGTACATCTGGCCGGCGAGGAACCACCTGTCGGACCGCATGAACTCCGACGCAGGCTCGCCTTCGAACTGGACTCCGAACTCGACCGAGATCAGTCCCTGCCCCACCTGCGTGCGTTCGGAGAGCTCGCCGCGGCGCTCGTCGAGCACGATCATGAACCGACTCGAGTCTTCGCGGATATCGAAGCTCGCTTTGTACTTCTGGTTGGGCTCCACAGTGCCAATCAGCTCGAACCAGATCACCGTCGCGCCGGTGTTCGCGTCGACCCACCTGTTGAGTTCCGGTTCCCATTTGAATGCCATCATCGGCTCCGTCGTGCGCTCTCGAGGCGGCACTGGTGGTGCTTTCGTCCCTCGCGGATCGGCTGCCGCGGCCGCGGGCAAAATGCGTAGTCGCAGAACGTCGGCGCGCGCGGAACCGGAGCTCGAGCTTCGAAGCGCGCTGGAGCGTTCACGTTCGCGGGCGCATGAGCGAGGATCGCGGCCACCAGTCCCGCGTGCGGCTTGCGTGTGAGATACCGTGCCATGTTGGTAAACGCGCTCTCGATCACCTGACCCGCGCGTGCGCGACTGACGCCGAGCTCGGGGGCGATATCTGCAAGCAACGCTCCACGCAGCCGCATCAGCGCTGCGCGGCGGCTGCGGACGTCGAGGCGTCCGAGCGCGATCACAATGTCCACGACCGCCTCGGGCGACAGATCCTTCACTTCGGGGTCCTCTACCAAATAGGCAATGCACACGGCAAGTCGCCTCCTTTGGCTATCGCGCGTCAGACCGCTTTCGCGCCGGGTGCGACTGCCACATTCGCCAATGCTCCGGGCACAAGTGCTTCTCCGGCGCGGGCGACTGCGCGCAGCGGCCGCACAGATTGCGGTCGCACGTCTTGCCGGCCTTCTCGCCCGCAAGCTTCCAGTCACACAAAAACTCGCGCGGTGCGCGGCACTCCTTGCAGCGCGGCACACGCACGCCGCAGGCGTGCCCGATCACGTTGCCGTTCGCGTCGCGCAGCGTGATGCATGCCATCAGCCGGGCTCCTTGCTCGGCGGCACAGCTCGGATGTTGTTGCAGCGAGCACAGCGGTCCGGCACGAACAGCAGCAACCCGATCGTGTTCTGCGGGCTGATGACGTCCACCGACTTGGTAAAGGACGTTTCGTCGATGTCGCCGCCGGCGCCGCACTCCTTGCAGCGCATGTTGAGCTGCCACGGCAGCCTCACGGCACGAGCCCGTGGTGAGCCGCGACGAGCGCGAAGTACTTCGGGTACTCGTGGCGCTCCTTGACGCGGAACGCGACGGCCATGTCCGCGACGAGCTCGGGCGCGGCCGCGCTCAGCTCGGGATAGCTGGCGAGCAGCACCAGGCCGTCTTCGGTCGCTGGCGCGACCGTGCGCTCCACGATGAACTCGAACGCGCTCGCGGGTGTGAACTGCAGCAAAAGTTTTTCCTCGAGGGAACGTCGGTCCCGTTCCGGCGGTGAGCCGCGACGGCGCCGACGATCGGGCGGCGGCTTCGGCTTCGGTTTCGGCTCGTCGTGCTCGCGCAGCACTTGCTCGAGCTCGGGGCTCGCGAGCAGCTCGCCGATCCGCTTGAGCACGTCGTCGCGCGTCCTCACGACGCCGCCATCATCCGGAAGTAGCGCCGACCGTTCCCCGAGACCGGCGAGGGCCGGTGCTCGCTCGTGAGCGCGCCCTCGCGCTCGAGCACCCGCAGCACGACCGCTGCGTAGCTGTCGCGCCAGCCGAACGCTCGAGCGAGGTCCGTGCTGTATCCCTCGTCGTGGTTGCGCAGCCACTCGATCGCGAGCTGTCGATGCTGCCGACGAAGCTGCGCCCGCTCGAGCGAACGCGCGTGCAGGTACTCCCGCACCTGCTCGCAGGTCACGCGCTCTTGCGCTTCGACCGCGGCCACGAGGTGACCCGGGCCGTTGAACCGCGCGCTCGGGCGCTTCACTGGAACCCCCAGCAGACGCTGCAAAGTGTGTGTGCTCCGTCGACCCAGAAGCAGCCGCCCGGGCACGCCCGAGCGTCCGTGCAGCCGCACACGCGGCACCTGCCGCGACGCGACTGTTTCGACTCGAATCTCACGTATGGCTTGGTCATCTCGGCGGGTCTCCCTGCTGGCCGCTCAGAGCGGCGGAAACGGTGTCTGGCGCCGGATAAACCGAACTTCTACCGAAATGGCTATCTAAGTATGCGGAACCGTTGCGTTTACCACCGGGCTCATAACCCGAAGGTCGTAGGTTCAAATCCTGCCCCCGCAACCAAC